TTATGCGACACTGTAAACCTCTTTGGCGCGCGTGGTGAACGCCTGAACCATATTCGAGGCCAGCTCTTTAAAGATTCGGCCAAACGCCAGTTCGATCAGCTTATTGGTAAATTCAAAATCCAGATGAAACTCAATGCGGCAGGCGTCAGCGCTCAGTGGCGTAAACTTCCACCCTCCCATCAGTTTTTTAAACGGACCATCCACCAGATGCATCAAAATACTCTGATTGCTCGTCAGGGTATTGCGCGTGGTGAACGTTTTGCTGATCCCCGCTTTGGAGACATCCACGGCCGCAGTCATCTGCGTCGGGCCGGATTCCAGCACCCGGCTACCGGTGCATCCTGGAATAAATTCCGGATAGGACTGAACGTCGTTCACTAACTGATACATTTGTTCCGCGCTGTAGGGAACAAGCGCAGTACGGCTAATCTGAGGCATAGCATTTTCCATGGTCACACAACAGACAAATAATAACATTTATCACCTGTTAAAAAAACGCTAAGCCTTATCTCGTGCTAATATAGCGCGTTAGACCTCACAGGACGCAATGAGGTGACTTTTTAAAATCAGATTACCGACGGCTTTACGACACTTATGACGAAGAAAAAAGCACATAAACCTGGTTCGGCGACCATTGCGCTTAACAAGCGTGCTCGCCACGAGTATTTCATCGAAGAAGAATTCGAGGCCGGCCTTGCGTTGCAGGGCTGGGAAGTAAAATCGCTGCGTGCCGGGAAAGCCAATATCGGCGACAGCTACGTGATCCTGAAAGACGGTGAGGCCTTCCTGTTCGGCGCGAACTTTACGCCGCTGACCGTCGCCTCTTCACATTACGTTTGCGATCCTACCCGCACCCGTAAGCTGCTGCTGAACAAGCGCGAACTGGAATCCCTCTACGGACGCATCAACCGTGAAGGCTTCACCGTGGTGGCACTCTCTTTGTACTGGAAAAACGCCTGGTGCAAAGTGAAAGTCGGCGTGGCGAAAGGTAAGAAACAACACGACAAGCGTACTGACCTGAAAGCACGCGAGTGGCAGCTCGATAAAGCACGTATCATGAAAAACGCAGGACGTTGATTCTGCGCGCTTATTGTACTATTCAATAAGTTAGCGTTTCGGGCTGGTGTCGAGGAAGTGAAATCTGGTATACTGAGTTCAACACTATTGGGGCTGATTCTGGATTCGACGGGATTTGCGAAACCCAAGGTGCATGCCGAGGGGCGGTTTGCCTCGTTAAAAGCCGCAAAAAAATAGTCGCAAACGACGAAAACTACGCTTTAGCAGCTTAATAACCTGCTAAGAGCCCTCTCTCCCTAGCTTCCGCTCTTAAGACGGGGATCAAAGAGAGGTCAAACCCAAAAGAGATCGCGTGGAAACCCTGCCTGGGGTTGAAGCGTTAAAACTAATCAGGCTAGTTCGTTAGTGGCGTGTCTGTCCGCAGCTGGCGTGCGAATGTAAAGACAAACTAAGCATGTAGTACCGAGGATGTAGAAATTTCGGACGCGGGTTCAACTCCCGCCAGCTCCACCAAATAAAACAAGGGGTTACGTGAAAACGTAGCCCCTTTTTCTTTTCCAATGGCGGCAAAATGGCGACAGGCTCTTGGACTGGCGACAAAAAAATCCCGCTTTGAAAGCGGGTTCTTTTTAAAAATTCATGTGCCCTTGCCCATCTTTTCCCGGATGTGGGGGCGCAGAAGAAATCACATTAGGCTTAATGATATGCCTAACAAATGTTTCATGCGTGACAAAAGTACAACCGCAGTTGATATTTTGGCACTGGTTGTAACGTTCTTTGGTTGTTGCTGATACCTGAAAACTGCTTCTTGTGTGGGCTGCCTGGCCGCACTCTGGACAATTCATCATTCCGGTTATCCCACCACTTTTGCCAAAATCACAATAATGATACACCATTATTCAATTTTGAGAACCTATCACTCCATTTCGAGATCATCAATCTTAACTTCAAGCTCCAGAGCCGTAGTGAAACCATTATCTGCACTGACACTATGCGTAAGCGTGGTAATGGTCCATTCGGCATCATCAATGGGCTGTTTAAAGCCGCTCACCTTCACCGGCATTTCGGTATACAGATCAGCCCTTCCCTCTGCAAGCTGCAGTGAAAATGTTGCTACCCCGCGCTGCAGGCGCTCCCACTGCATCTTTGCCGCTCGCTCTGCATTGCTGCGGTTTGCATAAGTTCTGTTGAGTACCAGCACGTTTTCATCCGTTCCAACCAGGTAATCTCCCTGTTTTGCTTCCGGCTTCTTTGCCGTAGTGGTTTTCTTTCGACGGCGCTTAACCTTTGCTGTCTCTTTTTTCTTTGGCTCACGGGTATGCAGCCAGCTGGCAATCACCCCCGTATAGGCATCGCGGTCGGCCAGGGTAAAACGATGACCATCACCGGCCTGGCGGGTGATGGTGATAACCGGCAGCGGCTTACCGCTTGCCGTTCTGCCCTGCCCCTGGCGGATAAACAACAGATTGCCGTCCTTAACTGAGGCTATCGCTCCATACTGCAGCGCCAGCTTCATCAGGAAACTCGCATCGCTCTCGTTGGTCTGGTCAAGATGCTCCACAGGTTTGTCCATCAGGTCCTGGCCCAGCGCCATCTTTAATTTATGCCTGGCGGCGATTTCCTTCACGACCTCGCCCACCGTTGTCTGGTGCCAGGACTTTTCACGCCGCGTGTTAAGGGTTTCACGGAAATCTGCGCTACGCGCGCGAATTGTGAGACGGTCAGGCGCGCCGCTGTGCTCAATCTCATCGACAGTAAACGCCCCTTTCGGAAAAAGCGGCTGACCTTTCCACCCCAGCGCAAACTGAATAATGGCCCCCCGACGCGGCAGAACGATTAGCCCGTCCGAGTCGTCCAGTTCCAGATCAAGCTGGTCCGCTTCAAAGCCCCGGTTATCCGTCAGCGTCAGACTCATCAGGCGCGCATCCAGAACGGTAGTCACATCTTTACCTTCAATGATGATACTGAAACCGGGAGTTTTGCTGTACAGGTTCAGGAGATCAGAGCTGAAATTCACTGCAGTAACCCTCCAACCGTATTTTTCATATTGCCTATCGCAGAGGTGGCAGATTCCTGCAAATTACTGAGCTGGTCGCTGAGGCTGCCGAACATATCAGACAGCGACTCATCCACCCGTTTCAGACTCAGCGAAAATTCGATGCGCCGGGGCATACCGCTCTCAAAAAATTCTGTTTTTGTCTGGCTCAGACTCTCGATCACAAACATGCCGTAAATCGTCCCGCTCCCCTCAATCAGAGGCCAGGCTTTTCCCAGCTCCGCCATCTGCTCCAGCGCCAGCAAAGACAACCTGCCGCCGGTAATCTCCGGCAGCAGGACACCGGACAGCGTAAGCGTATCGTTATCCGGTCCAAGAAACTGCGTTGACGGGCGCCGGTTAACCCGGCTGTTGGCTGCGTGCCGCCAGCTGCGCTGATACTGCAGCTCCTGATAGGGCACTGTTCGCAGCATGAATACGTACAACCCCAGCACCATCATCATTATTCGTAACCCCCTCGATCACTGAAATTACTGCGTGTTTTTGCCCTGGCCCTGCGCTCACGCTCATCAAGCTGCCGGGCCACCTCGCGGGCGATATCCTGCGCGCTTTGCCCTGGCTGCGCGACAATATGAATTGGCGCGCTTATCTCGTACTTAATTACCTGCGGCTGTCTATCTTCCTTCGGCGCCGGCGCCGGTTGCGTCCTGACAGGCACACTGTACGGATGAAGTGGTGCGGCTTCTGCCGGGGCAGCCGCCAGGCCCATTACGCCAGCAACCACGGAAGCGAACATCTTCTGGCGCATAGCCATCGGGTCAGCCCTGTTATCCGTGATTTCCATAATGGCCGGTGCTGGCATGACGGCAGCAGCGATATCAGCCAGCTCCGCAGCACGATCCCGACCAGGAAGTTTTACCGGGGCGTTAACAATCTCAGGAGGCAGTATTAACCTGCTTTCAGGCCGTTGCTCCGGGCTGGCTGTTACATCACGAACGGGGCTTACTGTTGCCGCCAGTTTCACCAGTTCAGTAGTGCGATTGATTACCGGAATATTTGCCGGACCGTTCACACTATCAGGCGGCAGAACTATCCCGCGTTCAGGACGTTGCTTAGCGCTGACCGGTTCCGGCCGGGAAGGATTGAGCGTTGCCGCCACCCTCGCCAGATCAGCAGTCCGTTTCCTGCCGGTGACATTGGCGGGTCCGTTAACAATCTCTGGGCCATTCTCGCCCACGATGCCGAACTGGCCGCGCGGAATGGTACCGCCGCTGTCGTACATGCCAGCAAAACCCATCGTCGGGAATCCGCCAGGCGGCATCACCACTTTACCGTCTCTGTTGACCGTAGCTGGCTGCTGCCGCGTGACCTGTTCAGGAAGCTTCGCTTTGGCCGCCTCCTTGCTGACAATGCCGAGTTTTTCAAGCAGCCAGGACACGCCCGATTTAAGCGAATCCAGCGGGTGCATGACCATGTTCAGCCCTGCCGCCAGCGCTTCGCCAAACTGCCGCCCCATCGACGCCGCGCTTTGCAGTTCTGCAGAGGTGGATTTAACCGGCGTCAGCAGATCAGTAAACCAGCCCCACAACGCCTGGACCTTGTCACCTATCCACTGGAAAACAGGCTGCAGTGGCTCAAACGCCGCACTGATAGGCGCAGCTGCAGCTTTGAATCCTTCAACCACTCCACCTAAAAATGCGCTTATCGGCTGCCAGTATTTCCATACAACCAGCGCCACGCCAGCCAGCGCCGCCACGACCAGACCTATCGGACTAAGCAGGGCGCCCAGCAATCCAGAAATCCCGTACAGCGCAACGCGAAGGAGGGCCAGCGGGCCGGACGCCAGAAAACGCAGCACGCCACCGGCTGCGGATAATCCCCCGCGCAACGCGGCCAGCGGATTCATTACCATGCCGATAATGTTGCGAATACCAGACATTCCGCCGCGAAGGACAGCAAGCGGCGCACCGGCCAGCGCTTTCAGCGCATTGCCAGCCAGCCCGGCAGAACGGCGCAGGGAGTTAAGGGGAGACGTCAGCAATCCGGCGCTGCTGCCGGATGCAGCCAGGCCACGGCGCAACAGGGAAAGCGGCGCATTTGCCAGCCAGGACAGCGCACCTCCGGTGCGGGTCACTGCAGACATAACGGATGGGAGTGTTTTTACACCCAGCACGGACAGACCTAAACGGATCACCGCCAGCGGCCCCAGCACGGCAGCCACGGCCACCGCCAGCGTGCCGAGTACAACGGTTATCGCAGCAGTGGCAGCCGCCACTTTCATCAGCGTGCCCGCCAGCTGCGGGTTAGCCTCAACCCATCGACGCAGTGCCCCGGTAACGCTTTTGACGTACCCCATGATATCCATCAGCGGCTGGCGCAGGGTTTCACCCAGGCTACTGAAAGCGTTCTGCGCGCCCGTTTTAACAAGCAACCACTGCGCGGAAAGTGAATCCTTATTGATATCGGATTCTTTCTGCATGGAGCCGTTAGCCTCAGTGCCTGAGGTTAGTTTCAGCTGTCGCTGCAGCTCCGGCAGGTTATTTGCCAGCTTCGCCGCATCGTCGCCAAACTCCTTACCAAATATCATCGTCATGGCGGACAGGCGCTTGTCCTGCGGCAGTTTGTTGACCTTCTCCAGCACGCGCTGAATGGTCCCCATTGCGTCCTTTGTCATCTGCTTTTCAATCTCTTCTGGATTGAGTTTCAGCAGATCCATACCTTCCATGAACCGCTTGCTCTGCATGGTTGCAATCGACAGTTCACGTACCATCGCATTTGATGCGCTGGCGGCAATTTCAGGCGCGGCGCCCAGAGACAGGAAGGTGGAACCCAGCGCGGCCGCCTTGCGGAAATCAAGCCGGTCAGCCACACCGCCCATGCGCTGCAGCACATTGATGATATCGCCGCCCTTAGACATGGCGTTATCGTCCAGGTAGTTCAGGGCATCGCCAAGCTGTTCAATATTTCGGGTCGGCACTTTATACAGCTGCGCGATTTTCCCCAGCCCCTCCGCCAGCTCATCAGCGGGCAGCTCGAATGCCGTTGCGGCCTTTGCTGCAGTGGATGCAAAGGCCAGCAGGTCACGCTTCTGGTCTTCGTAAGAATCGTTCTGGTTTGTCACGCCCATGCGGGCGCCACCTTCAACCAGCGCGGCATAGTCAATGGCGCCATTCTCCATCGGCAGCTGTTCACTGGCGGCCTTGATGGCATCCTGCATGTCGTAAAACTGTTTTGTGCGGTTGCCGTTGTCGTCCCGCAGCCCGTTAACCTGCTTTGCAACGCCTTTCATCGCATCTTCCATGCTGGCATAGCTTTTAACGGCTGCCATCACCGGCGCGCCCATCGCCAGCCCGGCGGCAGTAGTCGTTGCTCCCGCGCCCGCGATACGATCCCGCACCTCAAGACGCCGCGAATACTGATCGCGGACGGCGTTCATACGGGCCTGCTGCTCACCCAGGCGTTTAAGGGATTTCTGCTGTCGTTCCAGCGCCTGCCGGGTTTCGTCGGCATTCTGCCGCAGCTCACGCTGCGCACTGCTCAGCTTTTTGGTGTCCAGCCCGGCCTCATTGAGCGCAAGACGCTGACGCTGCACCGACTGACGCAGGCCGTTATATTTGCTCTGCAGCTCGTTAACACGGTTTTTTGCCTGCTCAAGCAGACGAGCCTGCGCCGCCGTCGGGCGGTTAGTGGCCGAGAACTGCGTGGCAAGTTTCGCCGCTTCTTCGCGTGCGGCTTTAAGACTGTTGCCGGTGATGGCGAGCTGCGCGCTTGCCTTGCGGAAACCGTCAATACGGCCCGCCTGGGCGTCCAGTTCTTTTAATCTTGCGCGGCTTTGCTGAATGGCGGTAGCCAGCTCTTTAGAGCTGGCCTGCGCTGATCGGAATGGGCGGGTGAGCTTATCAACCGCATTTAGAATTACCTGCAAACGCAGGTTAGTGTCACTCATCGCTGGCCCCGCTTCTCTGAATCGCTTTATGCCGCCACTCCAGCACTTCGGTCAGCGGCATAACGTCAGTGACGGACGGCGGCCAGTGAAAAATGGTGGCGATATCAGCCACCAGGTCTTCTACCGTCAGGCTGTCGGCAAACCGGCAAGCACCGATTTCTTCAACAAAAAAGTGACCACCTCAACCGACAGCGCGGTGAGATCGGCGGGGTCCATTTCAGCCATTTCCTGAGCGGTCAGCGCTGGCGTGGAGATGCGGGGAATAATCGTCATCATCGCGCCGACGTCCATATCCATGATCGCCTGCAGACGGGTGCCACGCAGCGCGCCGGACTGCGGCTTGCGCAGCACAATTTCGGCAATTTCGGTTTTACCGCGTTTGATTGGGGTGTCCAGCTGTACGGTTTTTTCAGTCAGTTGTTCGCTCATTGTCATTTCCTGTTAATAAGGTACTGGCGCGGCTGCCCGCGCCTTTAAGTAGATCAGAGGCCCAGAGCGTTGCGGTGTTCTTCCATCAGGTCCACGCCATCAACGATTTCAATCATGTTGATCACATCAACCTCATACAGCACCTCGCCGTTAATGGTCAGCTTCGCGTAGCTGTTGGTGCTGCTGACTTTTGTGGTGTTGCTCTCGCCGGTTTTCCATTCGCCGGAATCGACCTCTTTATGTCGCCCGCGCACAACCAGCTCAACGGCCTGCACTTCGCCGGTATCGTCACGCTGAATGGAGCCGGTGAAACGCAGCTGGATGCCGTCAACGGTGGCTTTACCCATCTGCTTGAACAACAGCAGTTCGGTGCCGCCGATTGAAAATTCCGTGTCCAGCGCGCCATCATCCAGCCCCAGATCAATATCCGCCGAACCGGGCATACCGCCGCCGCGATACTTTTCAAACTTGCGGCCAAATTTAGGCAGGGTCAGGGACTCAACAATCCCCTGATAGTTATTCCCGTCGTTAAACAGGTTCAGGTGTTTTAACTTGCGTGGTAAAGCCATTTTGTCCCCTTATGCGCTGACCTGGCTGGAGAAATCCAGCAGATACTGATCGGTGATGCGCTGGCGCAGCATCAGGTTTTCCAGAGGTGGTACCGGCGTATAGTCGTAATCGATAGTGAGCTTCCCGGCTTTCAGGGAATCTTTATCGTTTACAGACTCATCCAGCCAGCAGTCGGCGCCGATGATGTAGCCCTGCGTTTTCAGGTTGCGCAGTTTGGCGCGAATACCTTCGATAATGTCTCGGGCCAGCGACGGATTAAGCACGCCATCCACCGCCCACATGTGCGCTTCTGCGATGGTGTCAGCCAGTACCTGCGCGGTGCGGGTGTAGTTTTCAAAGGCAAACAGAGGATCGTCACTGAGGCAGCGGGAACCCCAGAAGCGAAAACCGTCTTTGCGGATCAGCGTGGTGACATCGTTCTGGTTCAGCAGCCCCGCATCGGTTGCCGGGTCCTGCAAATCCCAGAACACATCCGCAGAAATGCCGGTGACGCCGTTCACGCCTACGTTGGACAGGGATTTGTGCCAGCCGGTCTGTTCGTCAATTTTGGCACGCAAGCCAAGCGCACGGGCTGAGGCGTAAGCCGTTGCGTCAGCATTCAGCACGGTGTCAAAACTGATGAAATCAGGCCAGATCAGCATTCCCTCGCGCTGGCTAAAATTAGCGCGGTAGGCAATGGCCTCCTCTACCGTTTTGCAGCCGTAGGCTGACAGATAGGCGAACCCGCGCAAACTCTGCGCCACGCTCAGCAGCTCAGTGGCAACCGCCTGCGTGTCATGCCCCGGCACGCCCAGAATGCGCGGCTTAACGCCGAGCTGAGACTGCGCAGATAACAGCGCTTTCATACCCGTTTTTTTACCGTCAGCTGTCACGCCGCCGATAATGTTGGAGGTTGTCTCCGCTTCGGTTTCACCCTGTGCAACGCGCACAACGACGGTCACGGGTTTAGCTTGATCGGCAATTGCATCCAGCGAGCGGGCCAGCGTGCCAGACTCGCCTGCTTTACCGCTGGCGGTCAGCACGTCGGTGAGCAGGACCGGTTTATTGAGGGGGAACACGGACGCATCTGCATCATCGCCGGTACAGACCATACCGACAATTGCCGTGCTTACTGTTGAAATTGGGCGGGTGCCATCGTTGACCTCAACGACGCGCACCCCGTGGTGGTAATCCTGAGCCATAAGGCAGTCTCTCCGGTTTACAGGGGGTACGCCTATGTTCTGGTTGATATACGCGCGGCGCACGCGCCGGGCTATGTATGGGGAATGACACAATGAAAGGGATAAAAAAATCCCCGCAAACGCGGGGCAGTTTCATTTTTCAGGGCGGCTGGGCCAGTTCACATCAGGTGCAGCAGATATATCTACCGCTCCCAGCGCATCAAGGTAATCAAGCCATTCATTAAATGACTGCTTATCCACATCCGACAGGCGTCCTAGTGCCAGTTTCGAAGGCCACTGGTTGCTATCAATATAATTATTGGCATCGCTGATTAATGCCTGCTTCAGGATTTCAGCTTTCTGTACAAGCTCATCGTGAGTAGGTTCAGGCTCTGGTGGCGCGCTAAACTTCTCTCCGTCATAAGTCCAGCCAATACCCGCTGTTAGTCCTTCTAAATTAACCACAGTGTAATCGTCAAAAATATTTCCATTTTCATCCCAGATAACAACGTTTTCAACAACACCATTTTTGATTAACGCATAATTTCGCATCAGGCAAATTCCTCAATGATGACAATTCCGTTACTACCGTGTCCACCTGCCGTTGCTGAAGTGCCCTGTGCATACACAGTAACAGATCCGGCACCACCGGCGCCAAAGCCCCAACCATAACCGCCCTGTTGATTTCCGGTATAAGCCGAACCGCCAGTTCCCAAAATTGAAGAACCGCCATGACCACCTTTAGCTGTCCCTGTAGATAAAGACATCTGACCACCGCCTCCCTCTCCCGGAATTGAAATAAAAATATCGGTTCCTGTGCATTCTTTTCCTGAATTGCTCAAATCAGATACAAGGCTGTTGTTAGCTGGTCCTGACGCCCCCATACCACCACCATTACCGCCTGGCGCTGTGATATAACTACCAAATGAGGACGAACCTCCGTCTGTTCCTGAACTTCCAGCAGAGCCAATTCCGGCACTCCCGACGATAACCGCGACAGATAAGACTGAGGCGACATCAATCAATGTCGTTTCACCATAACTGCCACCTCCACCTCCACGCCCGGCTGCTAAATAGCCTGAAACGGTAGAGGCGGCAGCGCCACCACCTGCACCACCTGCGCCAACGAGCCTGACCTTAACAAACCTCGTACCTGCTGTTGGTGTGTATGTTCCACTCGAGGTGAATTTCTTAATACTGACGAGTCGACCAACCATCCCTGAAGAATTAACTAAACCAAGGTATTCGATAATCCCCGCGGCGGTCTTTCCCGACAAAGTTATCAGCGTGCTATCAAGAGGCTGTTTGCCTGCGAGGGCATTTGTCACGGTGGTGGCAAAATTAGGATCGTTTCCTAACGCCGCCGCCAGCTCGTTCAGGGTATCAAGCGCCGCAGGTGATGAGCCAACAAGCGCAGCCAGAGCTGATTTCACAAATGCAGTGGTGGCAATCTGCGTATTGTTGACTGTCTGCGCAGCAGTGGGTGCCGTTGGCGTTCCGGTCAGAGCCGGACTTGCCAGTGGGGCCTTAAGCGCCAGCGCGTTATTTAGCGCAGTGACCACAGCCTGCACAAACGCTGTGCTGGCAATCTGCGTGGTATTGGTTCCGGCTGGCGCAGTGGGCGCTTTTGGCGTGCCTGTCAGCGTCGGGCTTTCTTTCGGCGCGTACTGCGTGTGCGGATCAGCGGCGGCGATATGCTTCGCCATCAGATCATCCACATACACCTTAAGCTCCAGCACCTTGTCATCCACGTATTTGCGGGTTGCCAGCACCACTGACGGGTCAATTTTCAGGGTGATATTATCGGTACTGCTGGTAATCAGCACCATGCGCACGGTCTGCGTGCGCCCGCTCCCCTCCGCCAGCTGCGGCTTGTAGCTCTCCGGGCAGTTGCCCACGGCAATCAGTGCGCCGGTATCATCGAACAGACCGACCTCACGGATCCACCAACCGCCCTCAGTTTCGGGGATCACCTGCTCAGCAATAATCTGGCTGCTGTTCTGCGGATCGATATACAGCATATTGAGGTCCGCACGGCGCTTTTCGGCAACCAATTTTGTCTGCAGTGCATTGGGCGTGGGCAGTACGCCGCCACCGTCGCCAACAGCCATCTGGGTAATTTTCAGCGGAACACCGAGCGCGGCAGCGCTTGCCAGTTTCGCCGCGCCGATATCCGTCAGCAGGGTATAAAATTTTGCGCTCATGGATTCACTCTCATTGTGTCAATAACATGGACCGCCCCGCCCTCATAAGCGGTGCCGCCGGAAATAATGGTTTCGTTGATATACGGGTAGATCGTGATTTCTTCGCCGGTGTAAGTAGCTGCCCCCACAAAATAGGGGCCGCTGGTCTGCAGGTTGATGGACATACCGATCAGATGGCGGCTGCACGGCTTGGCGTCACCGATCAGGCGCTCCAGCTCCAGATAGGTTTCCTCCGTGATGCCCTGGTCCTGCACGCCAATGTCCAGGCGAAACGTGCCCGGCGCCTCGCCGGTCTGCCACCATTCAATGATGCGGATCAGAAAGCCGAACGGCTCCACCACACGCCGCACCGCGCTGGTTGTGCCCTTGTGCTGATGGATATAGAACGCATCCTGCACCACGCGGCGCTTCACGCTCTCCGCCCATCCTTCGTCCCAGCGATCAACCGAAAAGGCCCACGCCAGATACGGCAGAAACTTGACCGGGCATGTTGCCGGGTTCCACAAATCGCGCAGCGGCACCTGCAGATCGGAAATTCCGCTGCAGGTCTGAGCAAGTCGGCGCTCAAGCGCCGATGAACCAGGAGGAAGCAGACTATTCATCCGTTCCCCCGTTGGTTACGCTCCATTTCGTACATGAAGCGGCTTGTGTCTTATCCAGCACCACATCAGCGAGCGGCGAGGCCAGTTCAACACGCTGCACACCTTCAACATGCAGCGCGGCATAAATAGCACTGCGGCGAATATCACGCCCCAGCCTCGTCTGGCTGGCGATATATTTCTGCAGGCTGGCTTTTGCCGCCTCCATCACCGGCTCAGCTTCTGGCCCCGGGTAAAGAAAGATCGTCGCATCCACGCTGTACGGAATAATTTCAGCGCTGCGCACCGTCAGACGGTCAGCAACCGGCCGCACGTTCTCACTGTTAAGCGCCTGTTCAACCACTGCCAGCAGATCCGCCGCTGCCGTTCCGTCACCCTCACGGCTCAGCACGGTAAGCACCACTTCCGCCGGTGCCGGGCTGGTTGCGCTGGCGTCAGCCACTCGCCCGTCAGCGCTTTTAGCGTGAAACTCATAGGCCGCCGTTGGCCCCGCCACGGACAGCCCCTCAAATGCAGCAGGAACACGCAGGCGCAGCGCCTCATCACTTTCCATCACCGCTGCGACCGGCGGCACCGCGTCGTTATCCGCAGGTGTAACCGTCAGCCGCTTCACGTTGTAGTTGGCCGCCATCTGATCGAGATCGTCGCCAATTGCATAAGCCACCATGACCGCCTGCGCCGCCTCGTTAATGCGCTGGCGCAGGAGAATTTCACGATACGCATTTTCTTGTAGGAGCTTGGTCACGGGTTCAGACTCCAGTTCAAGCGTGCGCCTTACCGCGTCCTGCTCGTCTGCGGGATAAAGGGCCATTAACGCGGCTTTCCGTTCGTTTAGCAGCGTTTCAAAATCCGGCACATCCACTATCTGCGGGGCGGGCAGCTGGGAAAGGTCAATGACTGCCATTGTCTGCTCCTGTTGATACCGAAAGTGAAACCGGCGCGCCGTTATCACGCTGCCCGGTAAGCTCAACCACCATCGAACCATCAAAACTGCTGTCTATGGTGATGGAATCTAGGGTAAGCCGTGGCTCCCAGCGACTCAGAGCCACATAGACCGCAGACATGACCTGCAGGCGCAGCGCCGGGTTCTGCGGCTGGTCTATCAGTTCAGACAGAAGCGAGCCGTATTCCCGGCGGGCAATGCGGCTCCCCTGCGGGGTCAGCAGAATATCCCGGACCGACTGGCGCAGGTGGTCCGTGTCGATAATGGTCCTGCCGTTGCCCTGACTCATGCCGATATAAAGCGTCATACAGGGCCTCCTGATGTATCGCCGCCGGACTTAACGCCGGTATGACCGTGTTTATCGACTACGATCCCGTTAGAACTCATGGCGCCGCCGCCCTGGCTGACGCCACCATTGATCACCACCTCGCTGTTTATGCGCGTGTTGCTTGCTTCCACCACAAATTCCCCCGTTTTCAGGGTTATGTTATCTGCAGCCTCGATCACCATGGATTTGATGCCCCGCACATGCCAGCGGCCGGTCGCAGGTTCATATTCAAACCAGCCACCGTCTGGGTATTCCGTTACGCATCCGTCCACGGAGTCCGACGGCGGCGCGAACTGGTTGGAATAGATCGCAGGTAAGGCAAAAGCGGTTTCCAGATTGCCACCCATACTCAGCACCACCACCTGCTCATCCGGCGACGGGCACCACCATGTACGGGCACCACCTGCGCGCAGTGTCAGCCAGTTAATCCAGTTGGTTTCAAGCTCGCCCACTTTCACCCGGCACAGCCAGTTTTCCCGGTCCACTTCGGTTACGGTGCCGGTGCGGATCAGGTTGGTGATAAGGCGCATGATTTCGGTTAGTTGTGCGTTCATGTCGATGATGTTTACATAAACATTTATCGTGAGGCAGAGAGCATGATATGTATGGTACGTCGCACAATGCTGCATAAACTTTGAAAGGGCAATATATGACACCGATTGCTATTTATGGCTTTTGTTTTACAAAAGAGATCCCGTTTGAAGGTGGGGTACTAACGCCTCGCTTCACCTCAGCTCATGAACTGAAAACCAACAATTGTGACACTACTAAATATGTTTTAACTGGATTTTTTACGCCATCTCCATCTATTTACAGCGATATTACTCAAACTATTTTCGACCTAGCAGCAGTTCTGAGTTTCATAGAACAAAAAAATGTCATTTTAGGAGGCTCTCTGGAAGAAGATGAAACACCTTTTAACTTTAGAGAAAACTTACCATTAGAACTAACCCCTCGCAGAAACAAAGGGCCAGGGAAAATAATTATCGAAGACTATTTTTCATCACATAGCCGTAACGAGTTCATTCAAATGGCAATGAGAAAACTCAATGAAAATGTACATGCCGATCAAAACCCCTTTAGAACAGCCTTTTTTAAATCCATGTTTTCTTTTAGAGAAAAAATGGATTATGCCGATGTTAAATATTTCCTCAACTTTTCAGCACTTGAGTCATTATGTCGATACATTCAAGATGACAAAAGACCCAGCAAAACCCCTCAAATAATAACAACAACTCTTCGGAACTATGGTTTCAATGTATCTAAAGAGAATGACCCAACGCCTCAGAGAAATATCATGCATTATTGCAATCTACGGAATTCTCTTTTCCATAACGGAGAGTATATTGCATACGCCAAAGACAGCATTTGTAGCAGCATTATCAAGTTAAGCGACTATTCCTCCAATCTAAATTTGCTTCTACCATTACTACTGATTAAGCACATTGGTTTTGACGACGGGCTTATAAACTGGGACTCTTGGTACGACCACAATCCATTCATTAGCTTAAGGCCACATGGAAATAATATTAATTTGCAAATGTAGTTAATTGGATAACCATTGCAACAGCGTGTCACGGGTGATGGTTTCCACCTCACCATTCACGCCCAAAAGACGGCGTGCGGGGTACCGGGCCTCCGGCCCATTCCGTCTGACTCGATCACGCAGGCCATAATGGTGAACACGGGCGATGCGCTGGACTTTCCCATCAAACTGCACGCTGGCAGAGTCCGCAGTGGCTGCGGTTTTCAGGTATTTAGTGGTGCGCAATTTGGCGAACATCTGGCGCTTGATGCGCCCCTTTTTACTTCTGGCCGTCACCCGGCGCGGCTCAAAGGCGGTGCCGTCTGGATTGCGCTGCAGCCTGATGTTTTGCTGTTGCGACCGGCGCAGCTCCTGCGCCAGTTGTCGCATCATACGGTTGCGGGCTGCCGGTTCAAGAACCGCCAGCAGGGCCGCCAGCCAGTCATCTACCCTCTGCAGGTCATCCACGTTTCACCGTCCACATTTCGTCGGGTACATCGGGTTCCGGCACCGCTTCTACGCTCGATACAGTGCCGTCTGTGCTGACAATCACGCGCTCCGTGAGCTGCAGATTGAGGCTGAGATCACACAGATCGTTGCTCAGGATATCGACGTCAAAGGTAAAAAGTTTTTCGCGCAGCTCCGGGTTGTTGATGGCGTCCGGTTGATTGGTCATTAACCAGAGCAGCACGGGCGCCATCACTAAATTCTGGTTGCCGCTAAAATCTTCAATCACCACGTTCAGGGTGTAGCGATATTCCCATGACATTGAACGGGCGCCGGTTGCGACCAGCGAACCGTTATCAACAAAAAGGTGCAGCTTGTCCGGGTTGTCACGGACATACGCCACCGATTTATTCAGGGCGTTGCGTAAGGACTGCGGCTTGTTCACTGTTTCGCTCCTGACACGCCATGATCGTGTCCACTTTGTCGGCACATACTGCCCAGGCGGCCTCAGTCTCATCCAGCACCTGGTTCAAATCCCCATTACTGCGCGGCGCTGACCTGTCCAGGCGGCATTGCGTCACTTTTGGACAACCACTCACGGTAAGCTGCACCTCCGGCGAGGGCCGGGCGCTCCCGCAGCCGGATAATGTCAGCAGGCAAAGGAGTGTCAGCCCAGCGGCGTAAATCCTCGTTTTCACGTTTTAGCTCCTCGATCCGGCGCTGGCGACTCCGCAACAGCGCGGAAGTCTCCTCCGCTGCAGCATAAAGTTGCATTTGCGCCCGGCTGTTGGTTTCAGTAAGAATGGACAGGCTGATGAGCTGGCTGTTTTTCTTCGCCAGCTCCTGCTTGTTCTTTTTAAGCGCCTCAGCCTGCGTCCCGATGGTGTGACCGGCATTGTTAAGCCGCCATGACTGCCAGCCCAGCAGTGCCAGCACCAGAGCTAGGATCACCGCCAGCGCGCGCGTCATGCCCCTGCCCCTTTAAGACACCAGGCAAGCTCACGGGCGCGCCGGTTTTCCAGCCCTTTATTCCGTTGACCATTTACATAAACCCATCGCGGGAGCTGGTTGCACGCCTGCCACCACTGCTGGCGATTGATGTAAGAAACCATTGTTGATCGGCAGATTGCCCCCGTTCCGACATTGAAACCGATACTGATCAGGGCATCGTAAACATGCTGAGGTGGCTTAACCTGCAGGCAGGCTTCAATCCTTTTTTCCGTCAGCAACACGTTATTAATCAGCCCCTGCGCGGCCTGTCGCTCCGTTATGGTTTTGCCCGGTACTACCCCGGACGTATTGCCGATCCCGTCAGTCCATACCCCGGCGCTGCACTGGTATGGCTGGAGGCGACACCCTTCGAAATCAGCAATCAGTTTCAGCCCCTCGACGGAGGTATGAAGCGACTGAAAACCCGGCAGCGTGGCGGCAATCGCCAACACCGCGCCGACCAGGCAACGCTTAACGATTGAAGGACTCATATTCCCCCCTGGATATTCTGCCGTCCCGCAGCAGCTGGTAGGCTTTCCAGCGTAAATAACAGGTCACCGCTGCCGTAATAATCCCCAGCGCAAGACCGGTGATGGTCGATACATCTTTAAGAGACAAATCACCGAGCCATGCCAGAAGCAGGGCAACGCAGTAAGTGATAAAGGCGCTGATTCGTTCAAGCGTCATAGTTCAGTCCCATAACTGGACAGTCTGCGCAGTGGTTGACGCCGTAATGTCCGGCAGCTCCACCTGCAGCCCGTGCGGTAAAAAGGGGCCATATTCAGCCAGCCCCGGATTCGCCTGCAGCACCTGTTCAGTGACTCCCTGCGTGCGCCCGTAATGGCGCCAGCAGAGTGCGTCCACCGTGTCATACTGATGCGCACGCACTTTCATCAAATCAGCTCCACCGTCATATGCGGCATATCGCGCAGGCGGGACTCCGCCCAGCGCACATCGCGCCACAGCTCGCCTAAGGTTGTTTCGATATCTTCAGCTTTCTTGCTTCCGTCGCCGGTTGCGTCAAAATCGCGATAGCGCTCAACCAGGTTTGCTTTTGCCCAGCAAAACACCGCACGGCGATACAGCATGAGCCGCTGGCTTTCGCCGTCGATCACATCAGCAGGGACGTCGGCCAGGCTCGCATACCCCTGCGACCGTTGTTTCTCGCGGAACTCATAAAGATCGGCGTTAACTTCAGCAATCGCTGTCAGCAACGCCAGACGCAGGCGCGGATCGGTGACACTCCCATCCATGCGCATATCACGGCGGAACTCTGAAACCCTGACATCAGGCCAGAAACTGGTGTTTTTAATAACGTCCTGGGTACTTTCCCCGGCCTGTTCCGGCGAAACGAATTGCATATTTCTGGCACTCCCAAATAGTTGGGCGGTGGACGGGGTTTTGACGCGGCATAAAGCCTGTCGCCACCCCGTGCCGCCCCGCGCGTTGGCACGATTCGTTAAGCCGACATTGCCTGTCGCAATCGGCTTTCAAGCTTGTTGATTTCGGTTTTGACGCCAGAACTGTTATCCAGCTGCAGGGCACGCTTCAGATGGTTAAGTGCCGCTACTGCCTGATCGTTATCCCGCAGCGCGTAGCCCATCGCCTTATGAAGTCGGGCGCGGGACTGATCCGGCATATCCTGACCTTCAACGATATCGAGCACCTGGGTAAGAATGGCGGCACTGAATGATTCACCGGCAGAAAAAGCGCGCATTGCCGCGTCGGCAAACTCTTCCGCAACAGCGGTCCCGCAGGTCCGGTTGAATCGCTGCGGCAGGACCCAGCCGTGTTTAATGGCATGACGGGCAATGTCCAGAGCGCCGGTATAGTCTCCGGCATCAATGCGCCAGATCATGACGTACATCGCCACGTCGTCCTGGCCTGACGCGTCAGCATCCAGTAAACCGGCAATCCATGAGGCATAAGCGGGAAGAAACTCACGTTTGAGCTGAGCCTTGCGCTCATTTGACTGGACGGTTTTAAGGCGCCTGCGGTGTTCTGTCAGCTGTAACAGCATCTGGTTGTAGCCCGTCAGGCTGGCATTACTGCCGCCCTGCCGGGCGGCATCCTGTGCCTGTACATACTGAGTGTGAGCACGGAACGGATTCATTTATCACGCTCCGGCGCCAGCACCGCCAGCTGCCTGCGCATCAAGCGCGCCTTTCACCGCTGCCGTGACGATTTCCTGGATGGTTTCAGTTGTCAGCGCTGGGCTGGCATTGCCACCTGCCTGCACGGGCAACAGTTCGATGTTCTCAACCAGGCAAACGCCGTCGTAATCTTCGACAACATACGCCTCGTTAACGGACTCGAAGTTCTCCACGCGGTCACGCTTCGGATTGTCGATGACCGAACGGCGGCGGGAGCCTGATTGCCAGTAAATAGACAGGTTATCCAGGCGGGTGATCAGCATGGCATTCGCCGGGAAGAACGGCGCACGAACGGCCGGGAGGTTGCCGATACGCTTCTGGCTGACGATAAGATCTGCCGCCAGCGTTTCGCTGTTTGGCTGGTCACGGTTGACGATCGGGAAATACTTATCGGCTAGTAACTGACGCCCGACGATAACCACAAGCTCCGTATCTTCCTGATACCACGGCGCGATTTTCTCATTCACGGCGCCCATAACCAGCGCGTCCAGATTCAGGAAATCGCCGCCTTTACCGACACGGATAGTCTGTGAAACCACCTCGCCTTCGGACACGATTTTGTCCAGAACCTGAACGGGTTTCTCCTGGCGGATTTTTTCCAGCCAGCCGATATTCACATCCTGCAGCAGTGGATAGGTCGCGCGGTCTGACGTTTTCTCACGCTTCACGCCGTTGAAGCCGATCATGATGCGGTCAAGCGCCTGGCGGGTAATGATGGCGTCACGGATGCGCGTCTGGAAGTCCTGGAATTTGGCCCATAAATCCAGCTTCGCATAGGGCAGCGCCGTATCAGAGTTGGTCTGGGTACACTTGTACCCTTCACCGTCGATGTAAGTCGGATCAACGGGCTCACGGTCTTTCTGGGTGGTATCAGTATTTCCGGCAATACTGGAACCAATACCCAGCCCCAGACGCTCGCCGGACTGCTCATCAACCGGGATAATGTTGATTTTCTGCAGGAACGAGGAAGACTCCTGGATTTTCGTTTCCAGCGTCTGCGCCACTGACGGCTCAGCCGTATATTTCGAGGCGATATCGCTCACAGATACGCCGTTGAGTTTGGCGAGCTGCGTCAGATAGCCGTTGTATTTAAAACGTGTCTCTTTTTTCATTGTGCTTTTGCTCCGTCAGCAATCGGTGGTTTGTTCTGCGCCGTTATTGCCGGTCGCATTAGGGCGGCGTTCGCTGCGGCTGTCCTGGGTGGAAAGCTGCTCACGCAGGGTGGAGAGTGCGCTGGTTGTCTCATCAACAACCTTTTGCATATCGCTCAGCTTGTTGCTGAAATCGGCCTGATGGGTGCTGACCTGCTCCGCCAGCGTCTGATGCTCACGCGCGATGGTTTCAACAGCCTGATTCACATCAGCAAAGCGGGCGTTATCATCGGCGCCTTTGCGGGACAGCAGCTCTTTCACGCGGGTAAACAGGCTGGTTTTTTCCGGCACGTCCTCAAACTCGATCAGCGTTTCAAGAGCAGCGGTAAACAGGTTGTCTTTGTCCAGCTTGCGGCGCGCCAGGGGGTTATGTTCTGCGCTGGCGCTGAACTGCAGCATTTCAGTGCCTAGGCTTGCCGGATCGTCAGTAATCGCCAGGCCAACCAGATAAGCGGAGCCGGTATCGGCAAAGCTGGTGTTAACTTCCATTGAGGTGAAAAGCTTCTGCCAGTTGCTGGTCATCGTGACCAGATCGTCAGTCGGGGCAATCCAGCCATACAACGCCATTTTCCCGGATAATGCCCCTTCGGTGATTTCTTCCGCTTCCAGCTTTTCCACCATGCCAAAACGACGGAAAGGCCCATCAGGGGTGAAGCCCTTGATGTGTTCCATATTGATCAGCGCGGTGTATACCTGCGGGTTATAGCTCGCTGCCATCTGGGTGAGCCATTCACGCTCAATAACGCGCCCGTCAGTGGTGGCCCCTTCGACCCCAATACGAAAACGCTTAGATTTTTTTGCCATCGGTCCGGCTCCGGTTAGTTAGTTCGTAACACGTTCAGAGCCTTATGTTTGCGGTGATGGGCGCGTGTAAACAACGCGTTGGGCTTGTGCGAACTCCCACACAATGCGAAGCCGGGGAAAGTGCTGATTTGAGGCCGTATGTTTGTGCCATGACAACACTGACCCCCGCAGACCTCGATCCCCGTCGTCAGGCAATGCTGATGTACTTTCAGGGATACCGCGTAGCCCGCATTGCTGAAATGCTGGGCGAGAAAGTTGCAACCGTTCACAGCTGGAAAAAACGCGATAAGTGGGGCGAATATGGCCCACTGGATCAGATGCAGCTCACCACCGCCGCACGTTACTGCCAGCTCGTCATGAAGGAGCAGAAGGAAGGAAAGGACTTTAAAGAAATTGACCTGCTGGCGCGTCAGTCCGAACGACAGGCCAGGATCGGTAAATTTAACAATGGCGGGAATGAAGCAGACCTGAACCCCAACGTGGCCAACCGCAATAAAGGCCCGCGCAAACCGCCGGAAAAAAACCTGTTTACCGACGAACAGGTCGAAAAGCTGGAAGAGATTTTCCGCGCCGGTATGTTCGAGTACCAGCGCCACTGGTGGGACGCTGGTATCAAACACCGTATCCGCAACCTCTTAAAGTCACGCCAGATCGGTGCAACCTACTATTTCGCCCGTGAAGCGTTGATAGACGCCCTGACCACGGGGCGCAATCAAATCTTTCTGTCAGCGAGTAAAGCGCAGGCGCACGTTTTTAAACAGTACATCATCGACTTCGCAAAAGAGGTGGACGTTGAGCTGAAAGGCGATCCGATGGTGCTGCCTAACGGCGCCTGTCTTTACTTCCTCGGTACAAATGCCCGTACCGCGCAGAGCTATCACGGCAATCTGTATCTTGATGAGTATTTCTGGATACCGAAATTCCAGGAGCTGCGCAAGGTGGCCTCCGGTATGGCGCTGCACAAAAAATGGCGTCAGACCTATTTTTCAACACCTTCCAGCCTGACGCACAGCGCCTACCCGTTCTGGTCTGGTGCCCTGTTCAATAAAGGGCGCCCGAAAGCCGACATGGTAGAATTTGACCTTTCTCACAGTAGCCTGGCGCATGGCGTTTTATGTCCTGACGGCCAGTACCGCCAGATAGTCACCATCGAAGATGCAGTAAACGGCGGGTGTAACCTTTTCGACCTGGACCAGCTGCGCCTGGAGTACAGCCCGGACGAATATAACAACCTGCTGATGTGTCAGTTTGTTGACGATCTGGCGTCCGTGTTCCCGCTGGCGTTGCTGCAGTCCTGCATGGTTGACAGCTGGGATGTGTGGGACGATTTCGAACCGCTTTTACTGCGTCCGTTTGCATACCACCCTGTCTGGATCGGCTATGACCCGGCAAAAGGAACGCAGAACGGTGACAGCGCCGGTTGCGTGGTCATCGCGCCTCCCGTCGTCCCCGGCGGTAAATTCCGTATCCTTGAGCGTCACCAGTGGCGCGGGATGGACTTTCGCGCCCAGGCCTCAGCGATTGAGGAAATCACCAGACGCTACAACGTTACCTACATCGGCATTGACTCGACCGGCGTTGGCGATGGCGTTTACAAAACGGTTAAGCAGTTTTTCCCTGCCGCGCGTGAGTTTGTCTACAACCCGACCGTAAAAAATGCCCTGGTGCTTAAAGCCTACGACATCATCAGCGGGCGCCGTCTGGAGTTTGACGCGGGGATGCTGGATATCGCGCAGTCCTTTATGTCCATTCGCCGTTCAACCACCGCCAGCGGCAACCGGCCAACCTACGAAGCAGCCCGCACAGAGGAAGCCAGCCACGCGGATTTAGCCTGGGCAACCATGCACGCACTTTATAACGAACCACTGGCAGGAGCTTCCGCCAGTACCAGCAACATCGTGGAGATTTTTTAATGGCTAACCGCAAAAACCGCAGCAAGGCACCGCGCGGCCAGACCGCCACCGATACGGCCAACATGGTCAGTAATGCACATGCGGAGGCGTTTACGTTTGGCGATCCGATCCCCGTGATGGACCGCCGGGAGTTATTTGATTACCTGGAGTGCGCGCAGGTAGACCGCTGGTACGAACCACCGATCAGCATGGATGGCCTGGCGCGAACTTACCGCGCCGCCGTGCATCACTCCAGCGCTATTCAGGTAAAACGCAATATTCTTACCAGTACCTTCATCCCTCACCGCTGGCTGTCTAAACAAGCCTTTTCCCGGTTCGCCCAGGACTTTCTGGTATTCGGTAATGCCTACCTTGAAAAACGCATGAACCGGTTAGGGCAGATCATGGAGCTGCGCGCCTCGCTTGCCAAATATACCCGTCGTGGCATTGACCCGGACACCTACTGGTTTGCACAGTATGGCTACAACTCACAGCCCTATCAGTTCGATGAGGGAAGCGTGTTTCACCTGATGGAACCCGACGTTAACCAGGAGCTTTACGGAATGCCGGAATACCTCTCCGCCATTCCCTCCGCCCTGCTGAATGAATCGGCCACGCTCTTTCGCCGTAAGTATTACCTTAACGGTAGCCATGCTGGTTTCATCATGTACATGAGCGACCCCGCCGCCGATCAGAAAGACGTGGACAACATACGCGAAGCGCTGAAAAAATCGAAAGGGCCAGGCAACTTCCGCAACCTGTTTATGTACAGCCCGAACGGCAAGAAAGACGGCATTCAGATCATCCCGCTGTCAGAAGTCGCAGCGAAAGATGAGTTTCTTAACATCAAGAATGTGAGCCGTGATGACATGCTGGCAGCTCACCGCGTGCCGCCGCAGCTGATGGGGATTATTCCAACGAATACCGGCGGGTTCGGTGATGTTGAAAAAGCGGCGCGCGTTTTCGTTCGCAACGAACTTACCCCCCTGCAGGGCCGCATCACAGAAGTTAACGAGTGGCTGGGTGATGAAGTGATACGCTTTAACCCATACCTGACCGATGAAGACTGACGCGCAGCTGGTCAGCCTTTGATATCAACCGCCCTTCTCCGGGCGGTTTTTTTATTCCCTTACGCCCTGCCCCACCATCAGAGCGCCTCAGCGCCTCGCTGCGCGCTCTTGCCCTTCACTCACATGACGCCTCACAATTAAACGCAGCGCCTCACCACGACGCAGGCGCGCACGACCAGCCCCAAAAAATGACCATGCCCGCCCAACATTGAGGCGCCAAAACCGCGATTAACCCCAAAACCGCGCGCTCGTAGCCCCGCCACGCCTGCCCGCTTTACGTAGTGGTTTTCATGCATCTGCATGATCCATAAATAGCCCGTCATAACTGACGGGTGCCGACATAAAGAACTCTCGAATAATCATGCATTCTCATGCAGTATGGCCATGCAACTCAAACCGAACCTTACAACCCATCATATAAGCAGCACTTGCCATGGTTTAAGAATCATTCTTTTCAACAAGTGATAAACTAATTTTTTGTTCAACTGCATTGAAATCATTTTCTATGCGTACTCTGATTCTGTTCCCTCTTGAAAACTCATTCATTCGGACATAGCCCATTGGTAACTTGGATTTATGAATTAAACCAGTAATTTTCCCTGTGAAATTAACAAAAATCCCATATTTTTGGTCACAGTTTCTAACCGTACCTTCTAATACATCTCCAGACTGGAACTTAGATTCGAAATCAGCCCACTCAGGATCGCGGATTTTTTCCTCGAATGCCCGAACTGCATTTACCGCAGCCTGAATATCAGTTAAATCGCGATAGTCACTCCCTGCAATAAACTCTTCCGAAAAATCTGCAATTGTAGCACGCTGAGCCTCAAGGAAATCAACTAACTCCTTAGCATTGGCACTCACCATTTGCTTATTATACTGATTCTGAACCGAGCCCATACGGTCAGAAACTCTTTTTGCAATATGTTCAGCAGGGAAAAGAGTATCTTCCGCCAGTGCTGCAAGATAACTTATATTTGAAAGCATATCTAAATGGACAAAACCTGCAGAAGATAATCGTAGCAAGTCTTCATCAGTTATTCCTGCCTCTCTAAAATCTTCTGAGACTAAACATTGCCCATGAAGTAAGTAATCAACCTCACGAGTAATCACTTTTGGAGAGAAACCAAACTTAACTAAATCTCTTTTTAATGTAGATAAAGGGAAATACCCTTTCAGACCAGTTGGACCGCTCGAACCAAAATGATTATAAAACCACTTCAGAATTGCGAACCTTGTAAAATGATTACCTCTTTCATCATCTCTCTCTGTTGAAAATATATTTTTCAGATAAGAGTTATCGCTATCGTAAAACCTACGATTTAATCTTAATAAAACCCTAGTGACTATATGTAATGGAAGAGCATACCGCCCTTCACTTTGCCTTATCTTCAAAAATTCATCTTCAGTAATATGCCCGCTAGTACAAAACTCCAAGAAGATCTCTAACGCTCTTCTTATATTTCTCCCTGAAAGCCCAACTATCATCCTTCTAATCTGCGCATCATGCACAAAAATAGAATTAACAATTGAAGTCAAATAATAAGAACGCTCATCCTTACTATATTCCACATTAAAACCATTAGGAAGAGAATAAGAAAGAGTGTTACTACTGCTATTCCTCGTCATTTCTTTGAGAACTAATTGCACTCTCGAATGAAGTACATAATTGAACAAAGGTGGCTCAATACGAAAAACCATATCTTTTAAAGCGGTATCGAGAGGAGGGCGATCTCTATAATTATCATAAGTCTCTTCTCTTAAGGGAAGGATTATCAACGACCTGAATTCATTTTGTAACCATTGAGCAGCCTGAAACATTAATAACTGTTCAGGCAAAGTCCTTTTATCGCAGTTATCAAGCACAATCACGACTAGTTTACCACGCTCAGTTCCGCAATATCTAGTATATGCAAGAGCTGTTTCATGTAAATCTGACTTACAGTCTTTGATAACTTTGTATAACTCTCTATTATATTCGTCACCAGCCAGCAACTGCCCTTCACCCTTATTAAACTTATTTATCTGCACCGAATAAAGTTTCTTTAACGTGTCTAATAAATCAAAGTCAATATTAGGATAGGATAACTCGCATTGTTGAATGATTTTACCCCTAAGCCAATCATAAACTTCCTCGGAGGATACAGGTGACTCATTCATATTAAAACGCAACCAAAGGGTGCTATTAACAATATCATTTGGCAGGGCAACCTCTTTTAAATGATCAATAAAAGTCGTCTTGCCTGATCCAACGCTACCAACAATCAATAAGACTTTATTTTCAAGAGGAGAACGCCCCCTGAATTTATCAATTATTTCCTTAGGATTATCGGTATCCTCAATTAACCTAGAGTCACTATTGCTTACTGGTTGCGCCGCTCTGATGATTTTATCAATCGGCTTGGTATATCGATCCCGACGCCTAGAGGAAATATATCCTTCACGAGCAATAAACTGGCGATCATTTAGTGTATTGGGATTGAAAATATTTCCATATTCAGAGATTAACGTTGCACCAAAAGTGTTATGACCAACCTCTTCGTTTTGAGCAGCCTTTCCACCCATCATTCTTCTAGGTTTCCAGTACCTTTTGGGCTCAGACTTTGCGATAAACTCCTCAGACAACTTCGAAAGGGAATCAAAAGAAAATTCCTCCAGAAAACTTGCACAAACTTTATCCGCAGGCGATATTTCATTTAATCGATAACTTCCCTGATTATTATCCCACTCACCGGCAAGCCACTCATAGCCATCTGTAGCTATAATCTTTGTGAGAGGATTCAATCCACTTTCATATTTCGCGTTTAATTCTAGCGCATATAATCTAGCTTCCTGAAATGCGCTATCCAAATCCTCACCAGGTGTCTTAGCTTCCACAAGTAATACAGGAACACCATTTATTATAATTAGATAATCTGGGTAGTATATTTTTTTTGTGCTGCCCTTCCCTATTTCTAGGCTTTTTATATTTCTTTTAGTAAGTATGTATTCTTTATTTATCCCAAGGCCATCTACAGAGTTTTTAGTTAGAAATGGAAATATTATTTTCTGTTCGATATCACTTTCTGTTTCTTTTTCTTTATCTTTATCTAATTTTACTTTCTTACTCATACCTAGTCCTTAATATAATAAAGGCACTTAATCTCTTAAGTGCCCGTTATAAATTTTCAGTAGAAAGCTGTGAATATTTAATAAATATAAAACAAAAGGCGTTTTCAGCCTACCTCTCATAAAATCAAAAGTCAACATGTCATTTCATACAGTCAAATTTAGAAATGACATATAAAACAAGACATTAAAATGTGTACAAGATTGAACTATGTTGACAGCGATCACAAATCAGATAGCAGGTATTCAATTAGACGAGATCATAATTTCATTTGATATTTATATGGCTAAATAGTTAATTGATAAGGAGAAACACCTGCATGAAACATCCACGATAAACTAACTTTTTGCGTCTATGTTCGCTTATGTTCATGATTTCGGATTTTAGCCATCAGCTCGTCAGTCAATTCAGAAACCCATTGGATAGCAAGATGTTTCTCTTCGTCGCTGCACTCACTCTCCGCTACTAACTTTATGAAAAAATCAATGCGCTGAAGTTTCAATGACTCCAAAAGATAATCCTGCATTTTACCTCCTTCCAAGGCCACTTTCAAAGATAACTGTATGTATAAACACTGTTTATGCATACAGTATAATATCAATTTCTAAATGTAAAACGCTTTTTGAGATTCAGCAAGATAGCCCTGATAAGGATCAAAACGAGAAATATTTTCGAAGCGTTACTAATACTGTCTCCATTTGTCATCTTCACGCAGCCGCCCTTTCTGGTAAAAGATGCGCAGCCCTCCCCCTGACGGAAGGCTGCCGCCGCGTAAAAGTAAATTCACCTCATACTCACTGCTATCGAATCCTCTGGAGTGCAGCTCATACTCCAGCTGCAGGCGCTGCTGCTCAGAAATATCCTGCTTATAAGGCTTTTTCCGTTTCGGTTTTACCAGCCTGAGCCGGGCGACCAGCTCCCGCCGTTCCTTTTTGCCCATGCCGTGCAGATAGTCCTGCAGCGCCTTTTCATCCAAGGCCGTAATATCCGGTACTTCCCCCCCTGTCTGGTTCAAATTTTCAACAGGGGGACAGTTATTGCCACGAGTCCAAGGGGCGCAAGCGCCCTGGTCGGCTGTCGCCTCCTGAAGGTCAACGGCTTTACGAACCATTTTCCACTTCACTGCATGAGTGCAGATCCGGCCCTCAATGAGCGGGGACCAGATGCCATAAATACGAACACCATGATCGCCGTAGGCGCTCGGCTCCTCGTTGAGCTCGTAGGCAGTCCTGACAAGGTGATGTTTACGGGGAACCAGGACGCCGCCCTGCTTCATGATGTAGGTGGCAAAACAGCCAGCATCAGCTGCGGCCAGCACAGCATCCAAACGCGGGTTTTCCAGTACCGGCGCGCCTGCCTTCTTGTCCCCCTGCACTCTGGCAGCCTGTCCAGCCAGAAGGCGCAGCTCGCGGTACGCCTGGCGGCCAGGGATACCAAAGAAGCGGAATTGCTGGACACGGTGCAGCGAAGCCCAGGCGTTCACGTTCTCAGCGTTATCGCGCAGTGATCTGCCCGTTTCTTTACTGATTTCCTGCGCCAGCCCGCGACCGTCGATGTTTTTGCTGATGTATTTGGCGATATAACTGGTCGGCGTACCCTTGCGGGGGTTGATAAGCTCGGACTTGAAGCGCGGCCCGGTATTGGTGCCCAGCTCCTCCCGGTCCTCACGAATGGCGAATTTACGCAGCAGCGCGGTTATGGATTTGCGGTCTTTCTTGCGCATGAAGCACAGCAGGTGCCAGTGCACAGTGCCGTCATGATGTGGTTCAGCAACGCGGACGCCATACCAGCGCAGCCCGGCTTTGTGCATCGCCTTACGGAAGGCGGCGAACATATTCACCAGGTAATCGCTGCTCTGGCGGACCGTAGCACTGGTCCATTTCGGGTTTGGCCTGCCGTTATTAAGCGTCGCGTGAAAGCGTGACGGGCAGGTGATGGTATAGAACACGGCGCATTCGCCACGCATTTCTGCGATCAGCTCCAGCCCCTTAACGCAGGCCATCATTTCGTTGCGCCGGTGCGCCGGATTGCTGCTGCTGGCGTTTACCACTTCTTCCAAATCCAGCGTGTCACCTTCGGCGTTAACCAGCTCATGCGAGCGGAAAAACTCCAGTGATTTGCGGCGCTGTTCGCGTTTGTGGATCACTGCCTCATAGCTGACATACGGGGACGCCTTTTTGTTAACCAGGCAGACAGCGCGCAGCTGTTCTTCCCGCCATTCACACCGCATCTGCCACAGCTTGCGATACCACCAGTCCGCGCAAAGCATACGGGCAAGCGAGCCCGGAATAAGTTCGTATGGGACCGGGTTACGGCGGCGCTTTTTGCGGCGCAGCTGCTCGAAAGCAGGCGGGATAACATCAAGGCGCATTGCCTCAGCGGCCACCCTTTCCCATGACCGGCGGATCTCTTCCGGCGTAACGTCTTCATCCGTAAACAGCTCACCGCAGGCAGCATCCAGACACATGCTCATGTGTGCCGCCACCAGGGTAGATAACCGCTTGACCTGCTCCTGGTTCATTTCCGGCAGAACCAGCAGGCCCTCCAGCCCGTCGTGGCTCGCCATAAAACGGAATGACGCAGAAATCTGGCTGGTACGCACGCGCTCCAGGCGTTCAAGGCACGGCCTGATGGTTTCACGCAGATAGCGGGAATAAGCCTTCGGCTTGCCCAGGCCCTCGAAATATTTAATCCGTTCAAGCAGCGGCTTACTGATGTGCGCCGGTTGGGCGCTCACGTCAGCAACGATGACCAGATCGGGATTGAATTGCTGCTGCTCGCGGGCCATTTTGGCGCGGCTTATCAGCTGATCCTGCTCCATTTCTCGCTGAACAGGATCACGGGATTCATTGTAGAAATAGCGTTCCCAGACCTCATTACTCAGGGCCTCGCGGCGCAGCTGCTCCTGCTCGTTATCCGCAGCATAGAGAGTAATCAGGTTTGAAAGCGCAGAAACCGGCGCTACTTCCGCCGGGTCCATGTAGGGGTTAATCGCCTTTTTAGGTACATTCCAGGCAAAAGCAGCGGCGGAATCTTCTGCACCGCCGTGCTTTTCAACTTCGTGATGACTCACGCGCGCACCTCATGCACGACCGAGTAATCAGGGCCGCCAGCTGGATCAAAGCCAGCCCATACTTTCGGTTTGAGTACAGCAATTAGTTCGTCTGCGGTTTTCCCTTCGCCTGCAGCAATACCAATGCTGCGTTTTACGTTAATGCGGTTATGAGTGAAATTGCGATACAGGGAACGAGTCAGGAAAGTGTCGCTGTTCGAAACGATGACCGGATGGCCTTCTGATGCACGGCGCTCAAGAATAGAGGCCAGATGATACTGATCGTCCTCAGTAAAACCGGCAGTGTGATAGCCACTGAAAGTACCGTCATAAGGCGGATCGCAATAAATAACATCCCCAGGCACTAACAATGCCAAAGTTTCGTCATAGCTGGCGCAAATGAACGTGGCGCGGGTAGCTTTTTCAGCAAAAGCGCGTATTTCATTTTCAGGAAAATACGGTTTTTTATAATTACCGTAAGGGACGTTAAACTCACCCTTTTTGTTATAACGGCAAAGACCACGGTAACAGTGGCGATTCAAGAATAAAAACAGCGGCGCGCGCCATTCAGGGGCTTTATCGTGATTGAATGAATCTCGGCTATCATAATAACCATCTTCACTATTGAATGTTTTAAACAGATGTTTGGCACGCTCAATAAAATCTGATGCGTTTGTTGCTATCTCCCGATATAGATTTATTAAATCAGGGTTAATATCCGCGACAAGATAATGAGGATAGTCTGTTGCCATCATCACAGCGCAGGAACCCGCGAAAGGTTCAACCAGTCGCGGGCCAGCAGGAAGGTGCTTAATCAATTCGGGCATAACGTCAGTTTTATTGCCCGCCCATTTCAGGATGGTGCTCATACAGCACCTCCGTTGTAGTGTTTACCTTTAAGCTCTGCGATTTCCTGACAGGTGACGCAGCACTGCACCCCCGGAATGGCACGGCGGCGCGCTGGAGGGATCGGTGCATCGCATTCGATGCAAAGCACACGGGAAACGCCCGGCGCTCTGTTGCGGGCATTGTGGATGTGGCGCTGCAGCTGTTCTTCAACACGCTGCTGTACGAGGTCCATAGAGTCAGCCATCAGTGCAGCTCCTGAGATTCGTTTTCGTAGCGGGTTGCTTCGCGGCGCAACAGTTCAGCCGCTTCAATACCGTTTAACCCTCTGTTGGTGATATGGGTTGCCAGCGCCTCAAGGCGGATTGAAACAGCGAGTGCGCGGCCTTTGCGCTCCTCACGTTTGGCAATATCGATCACCGCCATAAGCTGGTCGTTTTCTGGCACAACCATTTTTGGTAATTCTTTCTGCATTTCTCTTTCTCCTGAATTTGGGCAAAAGAATGCCCGGCGGGTTTACGCCATTAATTTCTGTTGTGGGTTAATTCGGCATGGTTAGCCGTTTGGGAAATAAGCTCACCACTGCACGAAAATGATTCATTGCTTTAACCAGTTCCCGCTTTTCGTCAGTAGTCAGATCACTAATATTGACGCCGTGACGTTCTGCCGGAATTTTTGCCATAAAGAATATGGCTGCCAGTGCCCGCTCATTTTGTTTATGGTTTATATCGCGGCGGTCGCGCATATCTTTAATAAACCTTTCAAGCTCTGGCTCAATATTCAGACCAAACACATTCGCCCTTAATTCCGCTATTCGGTTCAGCCCTTCCATACGTTGACCCGGGCTTAATGGAACAGTCGCCGCAGCGCCTTCAATAGCCATGGTTTCCCCCGTTTGGTAGTGGTCAGCCCTGCCAGCAGTTCATCCTGAGAGCGGGACGGGTGCCAGCGCTTGCCATCTTTCCCGATAATCCAGCCATGGCCGCAGTGCATGCCCTGGCTTTGTTTAACTAAAAGCGATGCGAATGACGGTTCATTAGCCAGCATAATCACCTCAGATGATGCCGAACGAAGCGCCAAGGCCCGTTACGGTGTCCACCGCACTTGCCATAGCGGGGTTGGCCTGCAGGCGGGCCTGCATGGAAACGGCAGCCAGTGCCATCAGGCGAGTTACTGAGTTAATGCTGCTGATCACATCACGGCGCCCGGCAGTGGTTTTCACATCGCCAGTAACGGCACCGGCAGCAACGCGCCCGATTTCAGCAGTGGCGCTCATGACGTAGTGCGGCAACTTCTCTTTTGCCACTTCGTTCATCGGCACACATGGCAGGCAGTGAATCTGTGCCAGGAAGCCATCAACCAGGGTTGAGTCCTCAGTGAGATCGGTAAGCAGCCAGATTTCAGGCGGTGTGAGCTGATGCGGCTGGTCCGGGTTCAGCTTGTTGCGCAGCGTCTGGACATTCATTCCCGCGCGTTCTGCCAGCTTCGCCATGTTGTGACGCAGTGCGAAAGCCCGGCAGGCCTCTTCAAAGTGTGGATGTTTGGAAATCTTATAATCAAACATGCGAGCCCCTTAGAAAGTTCTCATAATTGAACTTACTGACCAACAACGACACGGAAGTTGGAATGACCAAGGGACTCACGAACCTGATCGGTTTTGTACATCAAGTAACGCAGGCTTACACGACCCTTATTTTTTTCTTTCTTAACCATGTATTTAGCAAGCTGACCATGGTGGATTTTTTGATAAACAGAGCCGCGTGAAATGCCTTCCCATTCCGCGAACTCTGCAGGCGTAGCCATCTCTTTTGGTACACGAATTGAAATATCTGTGCTCATAGTGCAGTATCTCTTAGTTTGTTTTCGTTTCATCTCGTTTTATGTGGTTTGGTTTTGCTTTTCAAACCATGAGCGGATATTAGGATCACTTTTTATATGCGTCAAGGGGTTTGATTATGAGTTTAATCAAGGCAGGGAATGATAGTGGTGGGCGTGATGCAATCAACAGGCTTATTAAGGCCTACAATTTCAGCTCACGTCAGCAGCTCTGCGAACATCTGGACGTATCGAAAAGCACTATGGCTAACAGATACTTAAGAGATAGCTTTCCCGCTGAATGGGTAATTCAATGCGCCCTTGAAACAGGAATTTCCCTTCTATGGCTGGCTACCGGTCAGGGAGATATGTATGCGAGTGAAAACGAAGAAAAGAATCTCAAAAACGAAACCTCCGTCACGGTAAGACCACTTTCTAAAATCGTAGCTCCCAGTATCAAACATGCTGAGCTGAAGAACGGCGAACTGCATCAGAGTGATGAAATCCTTCTCGATAGCAGACTGCTTGATGGTGAATCGTCCAACTCTCTTTTTGTAAAAACAGCTAGTGATAGCTTTGTTGTGGATACGTCTGTGAAACAAATCAGCAATGGTTATTGGCTGGTAGACATCGACGGCGTTAAAAGCTTCGTAAAGATTGCCCGCATCCCTGGCAATAAAATTGTGGTTCATCAGGATGAAGCATCCTTTGAGTGCGCCGTAGATGATGTAGAGGTAGTTGGCCGCGCCGTAAAAGTCATTAAGAGCATCTAACTATGACAATCAGAAAGCAGCCGAACGGAAAATGGTTGTGTGAGTGTTACCCGAACGGGCGTGACGGCAAGCGTGTGCGCAAGCAATTTGCGACAAAGGGCGAGGCTGTAGCATTCGAAAACTTCACCATGGATGAAGTGAACAAAAAGCCGTGGCTGGGTGAAAAGGAAGATCGGCGGCGTTTGTCAGAATTGATTGAGCAGTGGCACTCTCTTTACGGCCAGACGCTCGCAGACCCCAAGCGCCTAATGGCGAAACTGAATATTATCTGCAATGGCCTGGGCGATCCCATCGCCTCTGAGTTAACCGCCGGTGACTTTACAAAGTATCGCGAAGCACGATTAAAAGGTGAAGTACGTAACGAAGACGGCGCGCTGATGTCGCCAGTAAAGCCCCGCACGGTAAACCTGGAACAGCGTAACTTATCATCCGTTTTTGGCACCCTGAAAAAGCTGGGCCACTGGTCAGCGCCTAACCCGCTCGCCGGGCTACCAACATTCAAAATCGCAGAGGGGGAACTGGCGTTCCTTGCCCAAGACGAAATTAAACGCCTGCTTGATGCCTGCGCTGATTCTCAAAGCCCCAGCCTGTTAATGATCGCAAAGGTATGCCTGGCCACCGGCGCGCGGTGGAGTGAGGCCGAAAACCTGCAGGGCCATCAGTTATCTAAATACCGGATCACCTATACCAAAACCAAAGGCAAGAAAAACCGAACCGTACCGATATCTCAGGATCTGTATGACGAGCTGCCCAAAAACAGAGGTAAGCTATTCACACCCTGCAGAAAAGCCTTTGAGCGTGCTGTAAAAAGAGCGGGTATCGACTTGCCTGAAGGCCAGTGCACGCATGTGCTGCGCCATACATTCGCCAGCCACTTTATGATGAACGGCGGAAACATACTGGTACTGCGCGATATTCTGGGCCATGCCGATATTAAAATGACGATGGTTTACGCACACTTTGCGCCCGACCATCTGGAAGATGCCGTAACCAAAAACCCGCTTCACAATCTCAACTGGAACCGCTAATTTATGGCGGCACTTTGGCGGCAGAGCGTTAAAAAGGCATAAAACGGACAAACACTAAATAATACTAACACTCTGTTTTTAAACGTAAATCACTGTTTTTGTTATAGTAAAAATGGTATGTAGAAATTTCGGACGCGGGTTCAACTCCCGCCAGCTCCACCACTTTTGATAGGACTGCAACCGGACAGTGGCAATAAAAACAGCCACTTACGGACTCTGACCAGACAGAGCTCAGACCGAGAAAAGACAAAAAAATGCACGTGAAATGCACGTGCACTTTAAAAGAACCCCAGATCTCACGGTCTGGGGTTTTTCTATTTGTAACTAAGGGTAACAAAAACACATCCCCTTTCGTGCTCCGCTCGCCTTGACACTGTTTATTTTTACAGTAAAAATACTGTATACAACCACAGTGGTTTTCCGGAGGCTTTTATGTTCGTTGAACTGGTTTATGACAAGCGAAATGTAGAGGGACTTGAAGGGGCCAGAGAGATTATCCTGGCAGAGCTGACGAAGCGAGTGCACCAGATCTTCCCTGATGCCGAAGTGAGGGTGAAGCCGATGCAGGCGAACGGCTTGAATAGCGATGCCAGCAAAAGCGATCGGGAAAAGCTGAACCGCATGCTGGAGGAAATGTTTGAAGACGCAAATATGTGGCTGGTGAATGATTAGCAAAGCCCGTGTTCGCTTCGTGCATACCTTCAACTACGCAGACATGCACCACTACCCATCGTACTTTTCCGATATTGAACGGCACTTCATCTTAGTGGCGTTAAATAATAAGCACTTTTACTACTCACTGTTTTTGCGGTCACTCCAATAGATGCCCTTTTCAGTGCCGCATTAAATGCAACTAACGTTACCGGTCTTGGAGTTGTCTTGGTACGATGTGAATGGCTCTGAAACAAAAACACATCTTCAGGATACTTCTCCCTGCGGGAGTGGAGAATTCTTTTAACTCCTGGCTTAAGAGCAATGCATCTTTCCCTCAGTCCTTTTGTGGCTGAAAGAACAAGAATATCATGGCTCACATCATCAAACTTTGCCCCAAGAAGCTGTCCGGGCTTAGCCTGACTCAGATACAACATTGCCCAGAGATCTGACCATGTATCAGAAATATTCTCAAGATTCCGCTTGATAGCAATAAATTCAACTACGGTAAGCCCCCACACATCTCTCATCATTCCTTTCAGTAGATCCTCTTGTTACATGAAGCTTATGTACAAACAGAATCTTCATGGTTGTAACATTCAATATTCGAATTACCGAACAGTGCCCAGCAACCGTAGCTCATTTTTACATATGGCTGTCCGAAACATCAAACATCCTGCTCTCATACTAAGAATTTTTTGTTCTGAACGTTTGCAGTTCCGTATTGTCTAAACGAAAAGTTCATAAAAAAGGTTCAACATGGCAACGTTTATAATCGCAAGTACCGTAGTTGTTGCTCTTGGCTTGATAGTATTGAGCCTGATCAAAATTGGCATAAGCACATCGAATAACCCGGATGAATTTTAATGTGTTGAAGTTCGTGTAACGTCTTTATTTACTGGGAATTTTTATATAGAGTACAAACGGCCACATCGTAAATGATCGCCACCTGCTTCCGATCCACTCCGTTTGCGATCAACCTGCCAGCCTGAGCCCATTGCTCAGGTGTCAATTTTGGCCGCCTCCCACCGATTCGCCCTTTCTCACGGGCTGCGGCCAACCCAGCCCGGGTGCGTTCCACTATTAGCTCCCTTCCATTTCAATCCAGCATATGCAGGGGGAACTGGTACAGTTGAAAGAGATGCTTAATACACAGAAACCATAAAAGTGCTCACCAGGCAGATCGCCCTGCTTGGTGCTTTGAAAGTTGATATCAATATATAAATACTCTCCATTGCCCCCAGCCATTTTGTCAGATACACTCGAATACACGTTCTCATTCAACCATAAAAAATGACTTTAAAATATTATTTAAAATATTGTCTTTGGGGTTTAGTTGGCTGTGGTTATCTTGTTTACGTAATTTTAACAGACTTACGTGATGGGAAAATTTTCCCTGCTTACGCACCTTATATGCCTTACATTGCCTCCTACCTAGCAATAGGCGCAGTGGTACTCCCTTTTGCTTTTTATGTTTCAGAGAAATTAGCATTAAAGATAATGAAAAAGGAAACATGGGACAATTATTTCGGTGCAGATAGCACATCCTGGGGTGCATTTATTTTTGTATATATGTTTTGCATATTATTATCAGCCCCATTATTTCTTCTTTATCCAGCAGTTAATAAAAATCGCGAAGGTAATTAAATACCAAGGTGAGCGCTCATACCTCTCGAACAAAAATGTGTTCGGTTCTTTTAGTCAAAGCATAACCATAGCATCAACACTGGTCCCTTCAGGGACCAGAATCACAGCGCTTGTAGTGATAAAAGTTGCCGCAGGCAGCCTGGCAATGTTACAGCCAGCGGCGAATAATTAAGGGTCGTTATTCTGGGTTCGAATCTGCATCGACTCCTGAAGCTTCAGACACTTTGGTTTTCCAGATGCTGTCTTCAGGCAATCACTCAGAGCCTTGTTTGAGCTTATCGACCTCCTGACTAAGCTCTGTAACCTTCATACTCAGTGCCTTAATGGCGGCAAGAGCATCCATCAGAAGGGGGTTGAGATCAAGGGTCATCTTACCCACACCCTCGGCACTGTGAACGTACTGCGGATCAATCTTCTTAACCTGCTGCGCGATTACACCACGGCGTACTGCTTCACTGTCGTCATCCTTATACCTGAACGATACGAACTCCATCGCATCGATGTTTGCCAGCGCGATTTCCGTATCAAGTTCAGTGATATCTTTCTTAAAGTTGATATCAGATGTCCCAACCGCCTGCATCTGCGTCCACGGTATTGTGGATGATGAGGTGTTCATTGCAGATGCGATGAGGTTTCTTACAAAAAGATTACCGGATATTCCTGTGAAGATTTGCTGTCGGCGAGTTGGGTCATACCCGCATACAATTCCAGATCCTGCTTGCGGCGCCCAGGAAGTACCAGAGCCGTCAATACCATAAAACCCTGATTCGGTACTTCCTAAAACGTTAATACCTGGAGTTCCGAAACCAAAGTATCCAACACCTAAGACATTACCAGTATTAGGGCCAACATCCTTAGTGGCGGCATTTCCCAAACCGAGGTTTGTGCGAGCGTCAGCAGCATTCTTTGCACCTGTACCGCCCTGGCTGATACTGAGCGCGGTAGTCAGGCCGCTTAGGCTGGTTATATCGCTGTTAGCCCCTTTCTTCGCCAGTGATTTCTGGCCCGGCACGGTAACGGCCACACCGTTAATCGTGATAGTGACGTCTGTAGTACCGTTCATCACATCAGCGAAACCGCTCATGTAACGCTGGTACATAGTGAATGTTTCAGCGATATCCTGCGCCAGACCGTCAACGCTAAGGCTGTCGCTCAGAAGAATGGCATATTTGGTTCCAGCAGGGATAGCAGGGTTAGCAGCTGGCGTAACGGTGAGAGAGGTTGCGCTTCCAATCGCGGTAATCTGGAAAACCTGCGCTGGGCTGGTCAGCGCGATAACAGTGCAGCCGTTACGAATAAGTGAGCCAGCTGCAGTGAAGTTTGTGCCGGTACCTGTAAGGGTGTTTCCGCTGATGGCAATAGTGCCAGTGGTATAAATCATGTTTTCTCCAGGCAATAAAAAACCCCGCCGGAGCGAGGTTTGTTTGAATCAGTTTGTTTATTTGCAGGTCGTGCTGGTAAATGTATTTGCACTTACCCAGGTCCAGTTAAATGGATAACCCGCTCGGTACTGAGTTTGGTTATTTTGCTTGCGAACGCCATAAATTTGCACGCTGCTTTCCTGCCCGCCTACCAGTGCTATTCCGCTACATACAGGCTGTTGCCTCTCAATAACGCCAGCACAACCTGAAAGCAAAAAAGCCAATGACAAACAAAAAATTATATTTTTCACAATGGTTCCATCCCAGGGGATTGAGGAAGTAACACAATAGCAATATGGATAACGTGGGTATAATTGATTCTGTAGATCAATTTTAGTTAATTGATCGCTTAAAACGATCAATCATAACTTGCACAGTTGATGGCCATAATCACGTTTCTTAAATTTGAATAAGCAGCATTCTGTAGGCTTCCGCTCGGTGTGGTTTGCGGTCTGGCAAATATTCTGGTATTGCTTCCATCAAGTTTTGCCATGCTCTTGTATATTGCCGCGTAAGGCTGCGGCTGACCACCAGCTGATACAACCCCGGTAATTAGACCGAGCATGACCGGCATGCAAGCCCACTTCCCCGCCCTTGTTGTATTAATGTTATAACCAGAGCTGGCATCCACTCCAGCAGTACCAATTGTGACTATATCGCTGAGTGTGCGCGTCTCGTTGGTTAAAATCAGCGAGCCAGATGCATCCCATACAGCCAGCCCGTAATCAGGCTTAGTCTGCGGGAAGATAGAGAAAAAATAGACGTAAGCCGTGCCAGTTGCGGTAGGTCTGAGGAAGTCTACGGTAATCGTATTCCCACTTATAGTTTGGGTAATTTCCACTTCAACAGTGCAGTGTACAAAAGCGACGACAGGCTGCCCAGCCGGGAAGGTGTGCGTAACTTTTATGTTATAACCAGATGTTCCCTGTAATACTGCTGTCTTACGAGCCTGCAATGCAATTGGCGAGCTGTTAGAGCTTACCCATACCTCGCCACTCGTAGTTGTAAGTAAAACGCCGTACTGCGCCATTTATGCCTTCTCAATCTGGAATATTAAAAATGCCGCCATCGCGGGCTCAGTGCCTGCTGAGTAATCGGTATCTCCCGCAGACGATACAGTTGCAGTTCCTCCCGAGATTGTTATCTTCCTCCTCCCTGTGCCCCATTGGTCATCATTCATGACCTGAAAGTAGGTCAACTTGCAGCCTGGTGGTAGCACTACGGAATAAGAGCCTGACTTCTGATTAACGGCAAGTTGAAGGTAACCACTGACGCTGACAGGTTTAATTCCGTAGTTGTTTACGTTTCCGGAAGCGTCCCATGTCTGGACCCCATATTCGGCCATTTACAACTCCATAATAAAAAGGGTCTCATGTGAGGCCCGTTACTTACCATGTTCCAGTAATTCTTCCGATTTGTACCCTCAGCACATTGCTGGAGTCCCGAACACTAATTGTCTGATTGGTTTGTTTCATTGCCCCCTCTCCAGCTGTGGAGCCGTAGTTCTCAAACGTTCCTGACTTATCCAGTTTCCATCCGACGGAACCAGCAACGTAGTTATTTGACTGAATGTAGTTTCCTATTTTGGCATTGCTGATGGTACCGTCCTGGATGAACGTATCCCGGATGAAGGTCTGTCCGTTCTGGATTACGAACGGCAACGACACCGCCCCACCAGCCTGCGCCATTACCGCTAAACGGTCAGCCAGGAACAGCACCTGCGACTGCATGCCGGATGGCGTATTCTGAACACCAATGCCCATTCCCGCTGCGTACTGGTTGCCATTAGAATCAATAGCTACCTTGATGCTGTACATTGCATTCAGGTTATTATTGATGTCGGCTGATACCTGCGCGTTCTGGACAATCGCTGCAGACTGACCGTTAACCGTGACCTTTAGCGAATTGATTTGCGTAGCAGACGCCTGGGTAAAATCAGCAAGTGTCTTCGACAAGTCAGTGACATTCGCCGTGTTCCCACCGGTGCTGGAATCCAAAGCGCGCAATGACTCAGCGACAGCTTTACTGGCGTCGGACATCACATTGTCTACTCGATCGATACTGGCTTTGTTATCTCCATATTGGACGCTCAGGAGGTTGCGCTGGTTAACCTGCGCGAGCGTACTGGTGATCAGCGCGATAGCATTGTTCTGAATACCGCCGCTGGCCTTATCAGTTTGTGCACCCAGCTCTTCCAGGCGTGATGCCATTGAGGAATCGAGGTCCGTGACAACCTGGCTAAGGTCAGTGATTGATGCTGTATTCTGAGCACCTACAGCAGCTGCTGAATCAGCTTTGTCAGATGCGACCTGAGTGGCAGCCGTCAATTGACTTACCGCAGAAGCGCGAGCTTCAGTTTCCGTTGCTAACGCCTGGCGAACATCAGTAATACCCGCTTCATTCTGGGCAGTTTTCGCCTCTAGACGAGTAACATCCGTGACGCGGGCTTCCGTCTCAGTGGCGATCACCTCCCGGAGCTGTTCGAATGTCGCAGAGTTAGCCCCCTGCTGCGCAGTCTGACGCACAACAACATCAGCAATAGCCAGGGCGTTCCCAATGATTGCTTCTGCTGTCTGCTTATTCGAACCTACTGCTGCAGCCAGACCATCGGCGTTCTCCTTAATCGCATCAGAAAGTTCGGCCAGTTTCTCGCTACTTTCTACGGCACTCTCAATCAGATCCTTGAATACCTCAGAATCTTTAATTTCCTCCAGGATCACATCTGTGATGTCGGAAACATCGATGCTGACCTGTCCTCGCACCCATTCTGTGTACCCTGATTCGTTGCCGCTGCGGTCCACCAGCTGCGCGCGGTACCAGAAAATCTGCCCAGCCTTAAGGCCCATCTGCTGATATTTGCGCTGCGGGTAAGGCACATCGGCCAGCAGCATCGCATCGTCCTCGGTACCGGTCAGGCTATACTGAATTTCCGTCTTCAGCGTGTCGTCGGTATTCGCCGGGAATCCCCAGTTCAGCTCGATGCCGAAAACCACATTTTCAGAAGCGATGAAGCCAACCGGCTTCGGTGGATTGCCTACTTTACCCGTCAGCGTTTTCTCTTCTGAATAGCCCCATCCGGACGAGATTTCTGCGGCATTAATTGCGCGCACGCGTACCAGGTAGCGCCCGGCATAAATCCCCGGGACGTCGAATGATGTGGTGGAGCTGCGCGGCACGTTAACCCAGTTCCCGTCGTTGCGGCGCCATTGCGCTTCATAGGCGATAGCGTTCTGCGCCTGGTCCCAGCTCACGCGCATCGTTTCGACGCTGATATTTTGCTGCACCACGGAAAACGAGCTGATCACGATGTTGTCAGGCGGCGACTGGTTACCAGGCGGGATCACGCTCACCGGCCGCTGGTCAATGATGGCTCCGGTATCGATACGGGCATATTTATCCGGGTCGTGCCATGCGCCGGTAATCGAGAAAGTGCCATCATCGTTATCGGAAACGCTGACAACACGATACTGCTGCGTGTAAAGCTCGTCAGATTCAACCACCCAAACAGCTTCGGCCTGTGGCGTCTCACTGTATGCAGTGGTGACTGTGACTGATTCACCGTTCACGGCCTGAATGGTCCTGCTCTGCGACGCTCCGGAGGGAAGGTTGAGAATAAGGCGATCACCTGGTGCTGCATCAGCTACGCGGTCAAGTTTGATAACGCGACCGTTAACGGCGCTGATGCGGCCGCCCATAACCTTTCCGGAAAGCAGCTCGTCTGCCACGGCGATGATGTAGCCCGGCTGCGGAATGTTGCCGTCCAGCCCGACATCAAACGAAACAACGCGATCCTTGTTGTTGGTGAGAATACCCCAGCGCCCCTTTCGGTTCGCTTCTGACTGCCTGGTGCAGCCGATGGCTGTCATTTCCAGCTGATTGAAGCCGTACCGCGCCACCAGCGCCTGCTCAAATACCGGCTCCATCGCGTCGGCATAAGCGTTCCCCGGGTCTGACCATGAAACCAGCGCTGTGGTGTAGCGGCTTTTCGTGGTGCTGCTCGAATAGGTGAAGCGACCGCCAACAACGTTAGCGCGCGTGTAGCTGTAATCAACATCGCGCGGCATGTCAGCCAGGGCCACAATCTGATCCCCGCCCCAGTAGGTCATGCCACGGAAGATAGCGGCAAAATCACGCAGGACTGTGTAGGCGTCGTTCCGGTCCTGAATGTACACGTTGCAGGTATAACGTGGTTCGGTACCGTTGCCCCCTTTGCCGTCTGGTACCATCTGATCACAATACTGGGCAACCTGATAAAGCGTCCATTTATCAATATTCGCAGCGGTCAAACGGTGCCCGAGGCCGAACCGGTCAGAAACAACCAGATCGTAAAAAATCCACGCAGGGTTATCCGTCCATGCCCACTTAAACGCACCGGTCCATGTACCGCTATAAGTGCGGGTTTCAGGGTCGTAGGTATCTGGAACGCGGATAACACGGCCGCGGGGCTCGCAGGAGATCTGCGGGATAGAGCCGTTAAACTGGCTTGAATCGAATTCGATGTAGAGTAACGCTGTGTTTGGATATCGTAACTTGGCGTCAATAACCTCAGTGAAGCTCTGCAGCGTCATCGTGTCGCCGATCTTCGCGCTGTTGGCGTCAGAGGTAATCTTACGCAGGCGGATTGTCCAGGTGCTTCCAGCTTGCGGTAAATCGATACGGTGGCTGCGCTCATAACCAGACGTCGTTTTGCCGGTCACGCTGGTATTGAGTACCGTCTGCCATGTGCCGCCGTCCGTCTGCAGGTCAATCGCATAATTGACCGAGTAACCCACCAGATCGCCGTCGTCCTCCTGTTTGAAAAGCGAGGGCCATTTCAGACGCAGGCGAACTGCTGAAAGCTGCGTATTGGTAAAGGTGCGCGTCCATGCTGTAGCGCTTGATACCTCAGTTCCCACGCTGATTTCGTTTTCGGTACCGGGAATACCCTGAATATATTTTTGCGCCTGCGTTCCCGCGCGAAACTCCCACGTCACGCCGCTAAAGTTTTGGGAGCCGTCAGCATTCTCCAGGGCCGTTCCGTCCAGGTAGATATCTTTGCCGGTTAGCTGCCCTGCAAACTCCCCTTCGCCAAGCGCAATGAGGATTTTTGCCTTCGCTACAGATTGCAGATCATCAGGCTGTTCGGTAGGGGTTCGTGAACTGGAGCTGCCGCCCTTGCGGCCCTTTAACACTTTATCTGTAGCCATATTGCGCCCATAAAAAAAAGCCACCCGAAGGTGGCCAGAAAAAAGGTTAGTTATCTACTGCTGATCTTCGACATAAATTCCGGCAGAAATAATCGCTCCGCCGATAAGACGCTTACCATATAGCAGAGGGACCGGGTACCCCTGTGCCGCAGTGTTTGTAACACCACCGAATGCATAGGATGCGCGGTTATCTGCACTTTGTTTGCTGGCTATGCCTGATGGCTGAGGAGAAAGCATCTGTACAACTCCGCCTAGCATCATTGCAGCACCAAATTTATATAAAAATGGTGAGGCTGCAGCCCATGGAGTGAAGCTAAGCACAGCACCAGCGGCCACCAACACAGCACCTAAAACTGTTTGCAGCACACCAGCTTTTTTCCCCCCAATGATTACAGGTACAATTCTGATCACTTCACCTGTAACGGGGAAGCCAAGGTCATCTACTCCTATGTTTTTCTTCCCTTTGAAAACGGCAAAGGTTAGACCACGACTTTTACTACTAATCATATAACTTTCAAAGCCCGGAATGGTTTTAGCGAGGGCCGTTCCAGCTTCAGATACTTTATTGATAAGGCGGTGGTGGATCTTTCCAAAAATTTTACCCGGCTCGCCACTTAGCTCAATTCGCGTCATTACCTCTTGCATCGTACCCTCTATTCTTTAAATGCTTATTAATCCGCTTTATTCGCTCGAATCATAATATTACATTCTTTATTATTTAACTCTCCAGATTGACCGATACTTCGCTGTATTAAACAGTCATTAGCAAGCTTTTTAACCGCTAGCTTTGCATATACATCACCGTTGTCTGAAACTAATCCGGTGATAAACTCATTGTCAGATCTATTATGCTTCTGTTGCGCTTCCATCATCGCAATCATAAATGCGTAATGGTTAACGTAAGTGGCTGCAACTGAATTAGATTTAATTTCTGAGTGGCGATCAAGGTAATCGTTTACAGTTCCTGCAAATAAATTCAGAGATGTTGATAATAATATTATGCTCAAGGCAAGTTTCATGGTTTCGCTCCTTTGTTTTGAGCAAAGGTTAGCACAGGTCCTTATGGCGAAGTACCTTCATCGTTCTCTCTTGCCAGTAGCCTCCATACGGTACGCGTTGGCTCAAGTGTCCGTAAAGGTGGTGCAGCAGCATATTTCCCTCCAGCAGAATTCCCGCATGATTCCACTTATCAGCCTGGACCTGCATGATCACCATATCGCCGGGTTTCGGCGGCCCGTCGAATTCACGGAATCCGCACTCATACCAGCAATCTTGGTAGAAGTTGTCCGGATAGTCGTTTTCCCACCAATGATAATCCACCCGGTAATCGTGGAGCTCAATACCATGCGTTTGCCGGAAATAACTCATTACCAGCCCCCAGCAGTCGAAGTGTCCAAGCACAAACGGACGCTCCAGCAGCGGCAGTTCTCCGCGTGGCTGGATGGTGCGTAAATCCCCCTCCGGCCAGCTCACGATGTGCCACGGCAAAAGCGTTGCATCGCATTGCGCTTTATCCAGTTCGCTCGGTTGAGTCGTGGCATCAGGGTGACTGTGAGCTATGGCGATCACTGTTCCCCAGTCCTCAGCAGCTGCGTAATCCTCTGGCGAGAGGTGGAAATGTTCCGTCGGCTCTGCAGCGAGGTTACGACAAGGGAAATATCGTTCAACACGGCTTTTCTGCACCACCACGCCACAGCACTCGCGAGGATATTCTGCTGCAGCATGCGCCATAATTGCATCAATGGTTTTCTGACGCATATTAACTCCTGATCAAAGACGTGCCCGGGAAACCACCATGCGAAAGCTCGTTATTTTCACCGAACCGAAGTTTGCAGGCCGTCAGCGTGCCGTTGCATTCGTCCAGAGACGGGTCGCTCACCGGGTTGTTGTTTTTATCGAAATAGCGGGTGCCGGCATAGTCGCAGCCGTCGCCGGTGCGATATTTATTCCGGATGCACCAGGTACACAGGGAATGAAGCTGTCGCGTCGGGATCATTTTCCCCTGCAGGTCCATCGGGCTTGAGAGTGTGAACTCAACAACTTCATTACTTTCACTACTCTTTGAATCGATGTAGAAAATCTTCAATTTTTCCTGCGTGGGATCGGCTGTCGCATTGCCATCCGCGAAGTTTTTTGCATCAAGATATTTGCCTAACGTGTCATGGATAGTCACCTTCGCCTGCAGCATATCGTCATAGGCAAGACAAAGAGCTGTGATGGAGCTATCAAGGTTTGCTACCGATAATTTTGGTTGCGCGCTGCTCCCGCTAGTAGAAGCTTCGATCCCCTCAATCTGACATGGCCATGCATTGTATTCCTCCCCCTGCCACCAAATTGATTTAGCTGGAAGCTTATCTTCATCACCCCCGGCCGCGACAATTTCAGCTTCAGTATGTGCCAGACTGTAGCTGTGAAACCGCAGAACCTCGCCTGTTCCAAAGGCCGTTCCATCGACCTCGTAAAGCCTGACCTCATCGCCAGGCTCAAGCTTCTGATAATCTTCATTTAGACTCATGGTTTGAATGCCTGTTGGAAAGTTGCGGAAAGGGAGTAGTTCTCACCTCCCATCGGAGTGGGCTTATACTCGGCACAACGATATAACCCAAGCGGCTCAAGCGGAGGTTTCCACTGGAATGATTTTGTTCCTCCATGCCTGTCAAGAAAGGTTTTGATCGCCTGAACGTATTCTTCAGTCCCAACAAAATTCAGTTCCCACTGCTGGCTGCGAGGATTGAGGCCATCGCCGGAGATCTGCTCGTAGCCATCCCCAAACTTGGCGCTTCTCGTCCTGAATGAGACGGTTTGTGTCGGACTGACTCTGGGGCTCCAGGTAAAAGTTTCGATAGCCATGTTTATCGGGTTCCTTTCATTGCGTTCCAGATATCACCACCAGGTCGGATATCACGCATGACATTCTGCTTGTATCGCTGATCGACGTAACGGCCTACATCGGTACCGAATTGTTCCAGACCTGCAGGTGCCTGTGTCGATGTGTTACCGTTTGAATCGATGCTTATATAAACCTTCGGTGCCGTGTCACCTCCCGCTGCACCACTATTTACAGCACGCACGCCAAGTGAACCATCAGCTGCGCGGGTCAAAGGCATAATCGCTTCTGGTCCCGCCTCCCCCATTACCCCAGCCCCTTTCGCGAATGCGAAAAACGTAGGGTTATCTACGACCTGACCGCTGTAAGCGCTCAAATCTGAGGAGGAATAAACGCCTCCTTTAGCGTTGAACTGGAAGTTACTGCCATAGTCGGCAATGGCTGTTCCTGAACTGGCCGCCGCACCGCCTCCAACAGCTCCAAACACACTCGAACCTACGCTCATGATTGAGCTCAGAATCGTATTAGTTAGCAACGCCTGGGCTGCCATGTCGACGAGGTTTTGAATTATCGACTGAGTAAGCGTGGAGAAGAGGTTGATCATGCCCTCTTTAAAGGTCTGCGTTTTAGTCAACAGCCCCGTCAGAACATTAGTGGTACGCTCCCGGGTAGCATCCACCAGACCGATCGCCAGATTATTGAAGTCACTCTGTGAGCGATATAATTCCAGCGCGGTCTGATACTGAGCATCAGCAGAATCTTTACTACTCTTCTGCATCAGCATTTCGTACTGCTGCTTACTTACTGCTCCATTGCGATAATAGGTCTCGATCAAGCTTTGCTGCTGTACGAGTTGATTTCTTTGCTGGGCTAGCGGGTCAACGTCCCCGGCAAGCTCAAGCCGTGGCGCTGATAGAGCATTAGCCTGGGCCTGTAGGATTTGTCGGGATGTTTCCTGTGAAAGTGTGACACGCGCAGCCATGTACTCTTTTTCAGTAAGCAAGCGTGCATCAAAGAGAGACTTCAGCTCCTGACTTGCTTCCTTTTCCTGATTGATTGCCGAGCGCGCGGGTGAGTACTGCTCAGCAAGTTCTGCGCGTTGCTTCTGGTAATTCTCAGCATTCATCAGCAGCGTGCGCTGCAGGTCCTGCTCAGTGGCTCCATTTTTACGGGCAGCTGCGATCAGTTTTTCCTGGCTGGCTTTTTCCTGAAGATCAATTTTCCCAAGGCTGGTTGCATGAGCTTCTTCTATCTCCCTGCGCAACTGAAGGTACTGATTAACCGTTCCCTTCTTGGCCTTTTGAGTATCCTCACCGGTCCACGGAGTAGTGACACCCTCACCGGCCTTTGCCGTCTCCGCAGAAATAGTTTTGATATCACTTGCAAGCGATTTGGCTTGATCTGCAATCCCTGTCTGGACCAAAAATCGCGCCTTGCTGACGTTCTCGAGATTAGACTGCGTAGTTTCTAACCCCTTATTCACAGATTCGAGATCAGCTTCAGCTCGTTTTTTACTGTCTTCTACGCCTTTTTTCTGTCGGAATGGGTCAAAACCACCGAGGCTATCAAGCCTGCTGTCTGCGTCCTGAATCTCCTTGATCAGCTGGTTGCGCTGGGTGACCTGATTTTCATACTGGTCTTGCAGGTCAATCTGCTTAACGGCCAGTTGTTTATCAGACATCTGCATCAGCGCAGCAGTAGTCTCAATAACAGCATCCTTGAGGTTAATTGCTGACTGCCGGGCATCCTTCGCCTGCTGATGAAAATACAGTAGCGCCGAACCCGCCAGCATTGCTGCGCCGAACGGTCCACCAACCAGTGCTAAAGCCCCGCGAGCAAGTCCAACGGCAACCGAGGCAGCCCGAGCAGATACTGAGACCTGGCGATTTGCTGCAGCCAGCTGCATTTTCGCTCGGGTTGCCAGATTCGTTTGCTCGGTTTCTTCTCGAATTAACCGGTTAAACTCCCCCTGGTAATTAACGTTCAGGCCTTGTTGCCTGGCGGTCTTCTCCATCTGGCGGTAGTACCCAAACTCGGCATCATTGCGCTTAAGTGTGGCGGCAGTTGCTTCAAGCGTTTTGCGTGCACCGTCAGCCTGGGCCGCAGCCGCAGCTCTTACAGCTGCCTGATTTTGTTGCCAGGCGCTTACGTTTTCACGAAGACCTGCAGTTAGTTTTGTCGAGAGAACGGGGATCAATGTGTACAAAGCTACGCTTGCAACAGCATTGAAATTATCTGTGAGCAGGTTTATTCCATCGGTTACTGACTGAATGCCTGAGCGCAGGGGGCCAGTACTGCTTTGACCAATCTTAATGATCATGCCTTCAAACGCACTGGTCAGTCCCATGATGTCGCCATTCAGGTTATTTACGCGAATAGCGGCCTGCTCATGCGCAGTCTGGGTGCCGGTGAGGGCCTGGGTTAATGCATCAAGTTTGCTGCGGTTGTCCACCAGCACGGAGGCCGCATTGATATTCTCAACCCCGAAAAGCTTTACAGCCTGTGCGGTAGAAAGATTTTTCTTCGACAGGTTTTCAAGCGCGCCACGCTGATGAGCTTGCTGGGCTGGGACAGCCTGAACGCGGTCAGCAATGACTTTCCGCAAAGCCTGGCCCGCAGCTGCGACATCACCGAGCCGGACGATCGTCTGGTGCCCTCGGTATTAGCGGCCTGGGCGCAGGCCAACGTCGCGCAGGCAAATCTCGATTATGCCAACGCGCAAATGACCCCTACCGTTTCTCTGGAGCCGGAAGTTCGTCACTACCTGAACGACCGCTACGCGGGCAACGAAACGCGGGACCGCACCCAGTACTCCGCGTGGGTTAAAGTGCAAATGCCGCTCTATCAGGGTGGCGGCCTCACCGCCCGGCGTAACGCCGCCGGACACGCGGTGGAATCCGCCCAGTCCACCATCCAGCGCACCCGTCTTGAGGTGCGGCAAAAACTGCTGGAAGCGCGCAGCCAGGTGATGAGCCTGATGAGCACGCTTCAGATCCAGGGCCGTCAGGAAGCGCTCAGCGCCCGCACCCGCGAGCTGTATCAGCAGCAGTATCTCGATCTTGGATCCCGCCCGCTGCTCGACGTGCTCAACGCCGAGCAGGAGGTGTATCAGGCGCGCTTTACCCAACAGCAAACCGCCGGACAGCTGCATCAGCTTCAGCTGAACTGTCTGTACAACACCGGGCGCCTGCGTCACGCGTTCGATCTTGAAAACCGCACCATCCAGACCGTGGAGATCCAGCCATGAAGCAACGCGATATC